TTTTGGCTTTAAGCCTTTTAATAGGCGATTACGGTGTTTCTGGTTGCGACATTCACACTCAGCAGGATTTTGAAAAAATTTGTCTGTCGGGTGGACACACTCAAGCCAGTTGCGACTGTATTTACCAACGGCTTGAACAAGTGTATTCGCATAAGCTTATGCAACGTCTAGAACATGTCAGTTTGCAAAGTCCTGCTCTCCCACAGGACTTTGCCCCTACTTTCTTTAGCGTGATGCGGCGGTGCGATAAAGAAGACATGGGCTAAGCGTTTGGCTTAGCTCCCTTATCTCTGTGTCGCAATGGTGGATTACTTTAAATCAGCGCAAACAATTAAAGTTCTGTTGTGACACAGGGGCCTTGGGGGGAAATAAGTCAGCTCTACTGAACAATAAAAACTATACAGTATTGTCTACCCCCTCTTTGATATGCTTTTGGCACTTCATAAAGATAAGAAGGAATAAGTTTGGCAACACCATATATAACAATAGGCTGCCCCACTAGTGGCGGTGGTCAAGTAATTTCAGGGAACAGCATGTTCCTAGTCGACGGTATTCCCGTTGCCTGTGTCGGTGACAAAGCCACCTGCCCAACTCATAAAGTTGTTGCAACCATTGTGTCAGGCGACCCGTATATGCAAATCTTTGGCAAATCCGCGGCACGAGTGAACGACTCTCTGTCCTGTGGCTGTAAATTACTTCCACAACAGAACTTAGTTGTTCAAGATAATGGTGGCGGTTCTGCACAAAGTTCACCAGCGAGTAAAGCTCAAACTCAAGATAGCTTTGTAGAAGACAAATCTAAAGAATATGGTATTCAGTTCCAATTAAAGGATGAAAAGACCCAAAAAGTTTTTAGTGAGATTCCCTATTCAATTATTTACAAAAAGGATGGAAAAGTAGAAACCGGTTGGACGGATAAAGAAGGTAAGACCCATGTCATTAATGCTGACTCACCAGATGAAGTAGAGTTTCAGACCATTGATGCTTCTAAACCGTTACCTCCACTTTAAGGATTTAAAATGGCACAAGATAGAGTTTTCTCACCAACATTAATTCCATCTTTAGATAATGAAGTTAAAGTCTGTCATGCAGATGAATTATTAGATCCATTGTTATGCAATAGCATTGTTAAAATTCTTAATTATCATACTACAGTGCCTTACACTTTTATGATGGATCAAGGTCAATGGGATGGTGTCAAAAACAGAATACCTTTTGAACACGATTTAGCAATTCGTTTTGGGCTTGAGTATGATTTACGTCAGTTTAGTGAATCAGTTTTAGAAAGATATTCTTTTCATACAATGATGTATCTTAAGTTCACGATGTATGCTCAAAAGCATTCCTTAAATGAAGGCTCAACTTTTATTAGAGAACTTGCTAAAGATTCTTTTACAGCACGTATGGCAATTGCTAAGAAAAACTTTGGTGAAGTTATTGATCTTGCCCTTTCCAATGCAAACAAGCCTGTTTTAGCGGGGAATGCTATTGCCATCCATGAGAATAATGGACCATATCTAATTAACGAGAATATGTATAAGAAAGTATTTGGTCGTCCTTATGATAGTGCTACCGTATCGCAGTTTATACGACAATATCAATATACACCGCCGCTCAGTAGTTTCTAGTCACGAGTAATAATATGAAGAAAACGATATTAATATTTTTAGCACCGCTTCTTTTGGTTGGCTTCAATGGATGTAAAGCATCTGAAAAAGAGGATGTAGATACATTTATTCAAAAGGACTTTAAGAATTACGTTACTGATAATAGAAAGTTGATTTTGGAAGCCAATAAAGACTTAAAACAAGAGCCAGCTCTAAAAGAGATTATTTTCAAAAATACTTTTGTAAAGGTAAGAACTGCACAAAGTCTACTGAATGATGAGTATGGTAATTGGTTAACTGGCTTAGATAAAAATAAGTTTGACTATACCGATCTCAACGATGTCTGTTGGCTGACCGTCTACATGCAAAACTATATAAATAATATGGATGAGCAATATAAAGCCAATATCACCGAAGACACCAAGAAAAGTGTTAAGCAACTATACGAAGCAAGAAATGAAATTATCAAGTTAAGAGATAGCAAAGGCAAATCTCTAGCAATTTTTCAGCAAGTTTGTAAATAGTTGAAAATGTTCATTAAATATTACCATACAAAGCTCCAGTTTAAAGGAGCTTTTAATAGCTAATTTTATAAATTAGTTATAGCTGAATCTAGTTATATATTCCTCTGCCTGAATAAGAAATGGTTAATTAATTGTGAAATCTAAACTTTGTATTATTTTATTGTCTCTTCTAACGGTAGCGTGTAGCCAAGTCCGCCCTCAGAAACATGGAATTACTGAAGCTGATATAACCCAAGCATATGAAGCATCTCTCTATGCTCAGTTTAATCAGCTTTATTACACAAAGTTCTTGTATAAAGCAGCATACAATGAAGCTAACAAGATAACTGAAACTAATGATCAGTTGCTAAGTTATGCCACTTTTTTAATGTATGCAGTCAATACAACTTACGATTCTTTAAACATAAAGCTTAATGATGATCTAGATTTAATGGCTTCGGGTAAAAAAAGTAAGATGTCAATTGATGCATTAGATTCATTATGTGTAAGTAATAAATACATTGAAAAATATATAAAACTTAAAGAAAAAAGCGGAAGTGAGATATCAGCTAAAGCTAAAGAACTTTCAAAAGAGGCTTTGGTACTTCAACCCAAAATTGAAAAAATCATTATGAAAACTGATTCACCGTTAAATGATATTGAATGTAAAAAATTAATCTAAGCTAGAAAAGGCCCTGAATGTTCAAGGCTTTTTCTAAAGTGATTTAACATAGGTTATTCAAAAATGACTCAAATAATATAAATAATTCAGAGAATACCCCGGAGATCCTATTAATGTTCGTGAAAAAGGGCTCTATTAGTCCCTTAAAAATAACTCTAATCTCTATATTTTATCTAGCTATTAGCGGATGTGCTAATACGCAAGTTAATAACCATAGAGAAGCTGTTATTAATTCAACACGTGGAGCCGTAGATATGCTGATTATGGACCAACCAGTCTATAGGAATGCAATTGCTAACGAGAAGAACAAGGTTACAAATGCTTTACTTTATACAACCTTAAAGAAAATGGGAGTTTTAAGAGAGCTTGAAAAGGAAGTGGGAAATAACTTTGTAATTGAAGAAGATCTATCTTTAGCAAAACTAAATCAATTATGCTGGACAACTAAATTTCTTCAATATTATAAAAATGACTTATCCCCTCAATCTCAAACTGACTATCAAAAAGTTTACGCTTGGGTGGATGCTAAACAATCTGTTTGGCTAAAAAAACTGAATGAGTCTTATAGTAAAGATGAACTTGGTGAAAATGATTGTCGTAAATAATTATTCTATAAAATGGCCCTGAATTTTTCAGGGCCTCTCGTTATATAAAACAGAGAACACAATAGAGATCCAAATAATGTCGGCAAACAAAACTTATATTAAATTTATCTGTGCCTCTCTGTTTATGCTTTTCATGAATGGTTGTGCCAATACAAAAGTAAATAACGATAGAGAAGCTTTAGTTAATGCAGGACGTGGTGCAGTCAATGTAATAACTACAAACTACCGAGTGTATAGATATGCTCTTCAAGAAAAAAATAGTGATGTAACTAAATCTTTAGTTTATGCAACATTAACAAACGCCGATGTATTAAAAGCTTTTGAGGAAGGAGCTGGAAATAGTTATGTTATTGAAGAAAGTTTGAATACTCGTAAGTTGAATGAAATCTGCTGGATGGCGAAATTCGCACGTGAAACTAAAGATGTAATCTCACCTGAAGAACAAGATATCTATAAAGATATTTATATTTGGTTAAATAATAAAGAACAAGCTTGGGTGAAAAAAATAAATTCTATTTATACTAAAGATGAACTAGGACCTGACGATTGCCGTAAATGACGATGGCCGTAAATAATGAATCAATAAAAAAGCTACTTATCATAAGTGGTTTTTTTATTGAGAATTTTGATGGAATTGCAGTCTCCTCTAAAGATAAAGTAAGAGTAGATGTAACGGCGTTATACTCTAAGTCGATATAAAAGCTTAAGGTTCTGTCGCGGCACGGTGGCCTGTTTTTTAACTTAAAAATTATCTATTTTTGCATAACACCAAAACCATAATCATAGGACCAAGTAGGTATTTCATCTCTATTGTAAGGTGTTAAAGATATACGGCAGCCTTGCTCATTGGCAATTTGGTACTCATAACAATAATCTTTCATTTGTTGTGGATCGAGAGCTAACCATGCTTGTGGTTTAGCAGGAATTTCTTCGAACTTCACTTGATCCCATACCAAACCATATTTTGGATATTTTAAAGTTTTAGTCGCTTTTTCATCAAAACCATAAACTTGTTTTTTAACAATCAAGTTCTCAGCCCACTCAAACATATAGGTTTCTTGATAATTACGTTCACGTAAAGGCGTTATATTATAAATATTTTCTGTCATGATACTTGCATCGACATCCGACCGAGAAAATAACTGCTCCCCTTGATCATTAAAATAATTTTCGCAAAAACTTCCTATTTGTTGATCATCATGTTTTGCAAATAAACAATTTACCTGATCAAAACGCAATCGAGCATTAATGACTAATTGAGATTGATGATCCCATGGCAAAAGCTCGCTTAAATCTTGGGATGAATAAGTTGATGTTACAGATGAACCATATCCTTCATAACCAGGGTATACAAATACAGGTCTGCGCTGTTTACTTTGTTGCTTAAGTTTTTCAATATCGCGTCGTTCACAATAACGATAATTCCACTGTGGAATCATAATATTGGGTTGCTGTACTTTTTCTAATCGATGACGATTAACACGACCCGCTGTTTGTACAATTGACTGCACACTTGATGCATCAATAATAGCCCAATCAAAATCATGATCTCGCCCGACTTCTTCCACAGGCGTTGCAATCACAATAAATGGAATATTTAAAGAATTAGATTTTTGAATGAGTTCAATAATTTCATCATCTTGTTCGATCTGCTCATTACCAGTTTTTCTTTTTTTACCGTCTTTATGACGTGTTAAAAGCTGATCTAAACGTTGCTCTTTATAAAATCTTGAAATAAGCCAGTCATTCGCATGATAACAAGCTACTTTTGCCTCAGGTAAATGATCTGATAAAAATTGGGCAAGTCGAATCGCATGTTTAATATTGGCAACCCGTATAAGCCCCAAAGAAATTTTCTTTTCAGTCTTTTTAAAATTCCATGCATGCTCTTGATGAAGTTGCTTAACTGCTTCTAATACTGACTGTTTCCATGATAAAACCGTAGTTTCAGGTAATGAAAGCAGTTGAGCCAGTCGATGAGTAGGCTTAGAGAGCAAGTGAACTTGTAAATTATCTAAATGCTTTTGGTAGTTTGTATTAAATTCTGATTTTTGATTTGATCGTTCTAACCAAATCTGTGGTTTAAGCTCATTATCAATAATCGCAATGATTGATTTTTTCTCGGTTCCATAGAGAGCCGCCCGCATCTGTATACCAGACTCAAAAGCCCGATGAATTGTTTTGGCAACAGTAAGTGATAAAGTTGCAGACGAACAAATAACGTTACGACCATAAAGTGCAGCTAACTGGACTAAACGCAGCACTGCCATTAGTGCTTTAGGTTCATAACCATCAACTTCATCTAAAATTAAGTCGCTACTCATAATTCTGAGTAATGCCTTAACATGATGCCCTTGTCGATGCGGTTCACCTGCTGCGATCAGATAATCAATCGTTGAAACTAATAATGGCGAAGCAAGAATGGTAGTTTCTTTTTGATCTAAAACTTTACGTCCATTTTTTTCAACCGTAAATAATGGATGTAACCATTCAGGTAAATCACAGTCCTCACCCCAAGCATCAAAAATAGGCTCTGGATGATTTTCATCTTCATCAACGAACTCAATTTTCTCTTTACTTTGATCGAATAAGGTCTGGGTAACAGTGTCCCCAATAATAACGGCGATTTCATCTTCTGATAGATTCATCGACGTTTTAAGTGCATGCCCAGTCTGCAAAGTTAGGGAACGTAAATTAAGCGCAATCGCTATTCTTGGGTCATCTGGTCGTAAAGTACACGCAGCTCGCAAATTCATGCGTGTTTTACCACTTCCCGTTCCTGCAATATTGAATACCAATGCGGATGTTTCAGGATGCTTCTGTATATTTTTTTGCAATGCATTTGCTGCAATATTTTGCCATTGGAAACGCGGGTGAGTTGTTGGCTGGCAAATGTATTCAACTGTTTGTTCAGATAGGCCAGATAAACTCAAATCAGTCATCATTTGAACTGCGATGCGTGAAGCCCGATCTCCGACTTGGTGTAAATGCCATTCTAGTGGCTGATCTTGTAATTTGGCTTTCTTGTCTTGGTCTATAGTTTTAAGCTTTGTATTTGCAAATAACGATACGTTTTCAGGTTTTTGCAAAGAATATTGTTGTGCCGAGACAATATGATCGGCATGAATCAGTGCTGCACGTGAATGTAGTGCTAAGGCTTTCCAATATAAAAGCTGGTCTGCTTTTTGTTTTGGTATTAATGCAGTTAAACGCTGCATACGTTTTTGATGACTTTTAAAAATAGAGTCTGGCAACTCACCTGCACAGCTCATTTGCTCACAGCTTGGAACTAATGTACGGACATGATTTTCATAGTGAGGTAAGGCTAATGGATCATTTTTTAAAGCTTCTTCAACTCCTAATAAGCCATGATGCGTAACAACCAAATAATCGACTGCTTCTAATTCATTTTGGATTCCCTGTTCTATTTCTTGTCGATCACCTAAACTAAATTTATCTAAACCTTTACCTAAATTCTTCCATGCAAGCTGCCAGTCCCATCCATTTTTTCTGAGTTGTTGTAATAGTTTTAAAGACAGCCATTCATGTCGAATATCATCTCTAATTTTTTGCCCTGCCATTTCTGGACTTAATTTGTTCTGAAAATGTTGTGAAGCTTTACCAATATCATGCATGTCCCCTGCTGCACCTGCCAACAAGCTACTTACTTTGACCCATTCATCTAGCATCAATAACTTTTGCTGTTTCTTGGTCGATGCAACTGGATATGCACCGTCATGGGCAAATTTATGTTTTGCTCCCACAACCCATACCAGTTTCATTCTTCGTACACCAAAATTAATGTAAGCTGCTACCGCAGTTTGTCGAGTGGCTACTTTTTTTAATGCACTACGAATTTCTTTTAGGCCTTCCATTGTCATTGGTGCTTGCCAAGACGAATGTCCTGTACGAATAGCATAGCTATCCAAAATCGCTCGAGTTTTCTTTAAAGCTCTTTTTTCACAAGCAGAGATGAAAATGACATGCATAGTTTATTGTTAAAGTTTGAATGTCATAAAAATATAATCTTTTGTTTTAAAAAGAGAAAGTTTTTATCAGCTTAATACGGTCTTTTAACGACAAAATACGTCGTCTTAAATTTTGAAAGGAAATTTTTTAAATCATCTAGGCGATGAGAAACGAGCTATCAGAAATGGTTTGGGTGCATGAGATCTTCTAAATCATCTGGGCGATGAGCAATCCAACTTTCGACTAGAAAGCCGATGTTTACCCTTTCTAAACCATCTATGCGATGAACAACGAAGCCGTCTATTCATGGCTGGTAACCGTGTATTTCTAAATCATCTATACGATGAACAACCTAACTATAAATGTGTCATCTATCACAATGATTTTCTAAATCATCTATGCGATGAATAACCAATGAAACCAGAACAGTTTATTCGTGAGTTTTTTCTAAATCATCTATGCGATGAATAACTAGAGCTAAGTAAAAAAAACTCTTAAAAACAATAATATAAAGTTTTAATGAATCAAAAACCTTCAAAATAGAAGAATTAATATAATTTATTGAATTATATTAATTCTTCTATTTTTTTTTAAAATTTAATCTAATCGTCTTAGGCTAAATTTATAGAGCATATAATATTTCCCTTCAATTGTCTCTACGACTTAATTTGTCGCAGATCTCTGCTTCAACACTTTAATTTTTCAAATAATGTGTTAAAAATTGGCTAGATAACAAAAACGGGGAAGATAATGCCTGAACCACAAACTGATATTTTTATAAACGCTTTAGAAGAATCGGTACACTTTAGTTTAAAGACGATTAATTCCAATATTGAAAAAGGTGGGATTCGTTTAAGTAAGCAACAAGCACTTGATTTACCTTATCTTAGTGCTCGAACTTTATTAAATGAAGACTTCCTTATTCCCACTGATTATCAGGCAAATGCAGGTAAAACGGCTTCTATTTTTAAAGTCGTAAAAGCAGCTATGATTAATAATGATATCAGTTCAGAAGATGCTGAGTTTCAACATCAAGTGGAACAGCTCAAGCCATCCATTTCATCTGTTTTTAATGAGCCGTATCAAGCCGGTACAGAAAACATTGATATCCGTATGCGCCAGCTTTTAATTCCAAAAAATGGTGAATATGTTTCAGTAAGCCCACTTACTGCTGCTGGTGTAAATTATCTTGTGAACCAAGAAGTTGATGCTGTAAATGAATTACGCAAAGAAAAAGACAGCGAGCTCAACCGCATTCAAACTGCTGTTTTTGGCATAGGCGGAGCTAATCCACAAAATGTCGGCAGCCTCGTTCGTTCAATGCAGCGCCCTATAACACTTGATGCGCCTAAAGCTGATGAAAATATACGCAAAGGCATGAAAGTTTTTCATTCAGGTTTTGAATATTACATTCCAAATAAAATTCAATTCAAAAATGAAAAAGAGGTTGTCCCTGATATTATTCTTTGGTCACATATGCTTGAACAACAACTCATTGCAACAGCACAAAATCATCATCAAAATTGGCATAATCTAGATATCTACTCTCCAGAAACAAATATTCGGGTTCGACGAGGCGAAATAGCATTCCTGAAAAATATTTTTGACTTTATCAATTACCAAGGTCATCAATATTTACAATTACTTAAAAGCATTCAAGATAAATTACCTGTCTATGTAAAAAATGATGAACAACAACAATCCCCTCGAACACCATTGTTACATCCTAGTGTTTCATTAATTACTCATGGTCTTATTGTTCCTGAATTACGAGATGATATTTGGCGTATACATTTTGCTGATGATCTAGCTAGCAAAATTATTGGTCAATCTTTTGTTCTAAATCCATCACTACCAGCGATCAAAATTCCCTTAGATCAAAATGCAAAAGGTTATATCGCCCGCCGCTTACGGGAGATTGTTCGATGAGTCGTTATGTCGTTATTCCTCGCATTCGTGTGCAAAATGCAAATATGCAAACCAATGGCGTTTTATTAGGTGGCGTACCTTTGTTTGCAGCCAATATGTTTGCACATCATTTAGCAAGACAATTAGGTACTCAAGAAGAAGGCATTATTTATATTCATCATGACCAACAGCGTTTAGGTGGGCAAGCCTATGGGCGCTTTACGCCTGCTCAACGTCGTGGTGCCGTGTTTATTGGTAAAAAGGACTATTCTTCTAAAAATAAATATGCGTTGTCTTTACAACCAACCGCATCTTGTCATTTAGAGTTTAGCCTTGTTATCAAATTTTCTAGCTCTCGCATTAGTCCAGAAAAACTAACAAATATACTGAAACGTAGTCGTTTTGCTGGCGGACAAATTATCGAGTTTTTAGAAATTACGACACATGCTGAAAATGAATTAGAAACAGCTTTAAAGAAAATCAAAACTGGGTTTGCCATTTTAGATCGACAAGATTTGCTTATTGAGTATCAGCAACGTAAACAAATTAATCGAGTTCAGGCATTTACCCAACTGTTGGCATTAAAAGCAGATGCGCTTAGAACTTTCTTTAATGACCAAAATTTAAGTTGGATATCGGCAACTAATTTGGGTTACGCCCTACTTGAGCCACTCACAGACCAACGAGCAGGTATTCGTCAAGCGCAAGATCAGGAAACGACAGCACATGCCTATGCAGAACCACTTACCGGCATTGTTCAGTATTTTTCTTTAGGCGAGATTCTAAGGAAAAATACTGAGGCTGAGGATGACACTTGGCATAACTTGCAAAAATTATTGTGGACCTACCACTGGCCGCAAGACGACATTTTTCTTTTAAAACAAAATTGCATCAATGCATAACTAACTTTTAATCATAAGGAATTTTTCACATGACAATTTTTAAGAAATTACCAGGTAGCCTTTCTTTACAACGCGGCACAGTGGTGAGTGATGGGGCTTTCTTTAACTTATTTGAAGATGGTAAACAAGAACCGTTACACGTGATGTATCACGGTATTCGAGGGACTCAAAACGTAGCAGGTAACAAAGAAAAAGGGGCTGCAACAGGTAATTCACTTGCTCGTGAAGTCACCAATATTCAGCTTACCGAATCAGCAAAATTACAACCTAAAGCCAAACTTTTGGTGAAATGGGATTTCCGTTTTATTGACTTGAGCTATGTACTATTTGCAAGTGCGTCTAAAGCTGGTGCTGACAAAACCGAAGAATATAATTTCCGCCAAGCTTTCTTAAATTTTGTAAATCGCGCCAAAGAAAGCGATGGACTTAAAGAAGTTGTGCGTCGTTATGTACGTAATATCGTGAATGGCCGTTGGTTATGGCGCAACCGTATTGTCGCTGAAAGCATTACCATTCAAGTGACTGCTCAAGACTACCCTGAAACATTTAGCTTTGATGCACTTTCTTATAACCTTAAAAGTTTTGATCAACCGTCTGAACAAGAACAAAAACTAGCAGATATTTTGTTAAAAGGAGTTAGTGGTGAATCAACAAGTGCTGCATTGCATATTGAAGCTATTGTTGACTTCGGAATGGGCGGTGTAGAAGTTTTCCCTTCTCAAAATTACTTAGAAGATAAGCCAAAAGGTTTCTCTCGATCTTTATATCAATTAACTCCGAAAAGGCCAGACCACAAAGCAAATGACAACCAATATCTGGGTCAAGCTGCATTACGTGACCAAAAAATCGGAAATGCCCTAAGAACAATTGATACTTGGTATCCATTGTTTAAAGAAAATGATGAAAAACCAATTGCAGTAGAGCCTAACGGTGCAAACTTAGAAGGTCAGATTTTCTATCGCGTAGGTAAAGACAAAGTTTCTGCATTCGATATTTTAAAAGAAATTGATGAACTAGATGTAAACAGCGAAAAAGGTATGTTCCTGATTGCGTGTTTAATTCGTGGCGGCGTGTACTCCGAGGGTGAATAATCATGGATGCCAATTACTATCTGGATATCCGTGTTATTGAATCATCAGATGATACGGATTTAAAACTTGGTCATATTCGTAATCAAATTTACACCGTCATTCATGGTGCATTTCGGAAACTGCCTGCGCATTATGCTCTTGCGTTGGAGATATCCGATAAATTGAAAGCGAAGCAGGAACAATTTGAAAAAAAACATGGTCGTTCAGCTAAACCTAACTTTGATATTTTGCGAATTTTTGCAGAAAAACAGGATGAGTTAGATGAATTAATCGAGGCAATTAAAGGACACTGGAAAATTCGCGACTATACCGTTTTAGGGGTCGCAATTCCTGTTCCTACTGCCAAAATTTCTGGTTGGAAAAGTTATCGAAAGTTTCGTATTCCAACCCAGAAAGCTGAACGCACAAAGCTTTCTCATCAAAATGAACCTTTAAGAGATAGACGCTTAAAAACTGCCAAAGGAATGCCCTTCTTTCAGGTGGTCAGCAGTACAGGTCATGGTTTTACAGTCATTATTGATGTTCAGGAGAGTGAAAACGCGGGATACGGGCTGCCAGATAGCTATGGGCTTGCCCGTAAGGAAAGTCCTTTTGCCCTACCCGTCTTTTAAGGAAATATAATATGAGTCAACTCCGTCAAGAACGCAGCCGCCCCCTTATGCTTTCAAAGCGTGCCTGCGTATTTTATCTAGAAAAAGTTCGTGTCGTTTTAAAAGATGATCGAATTGTTTACTTGACGGAGAACTCACAGCCTGTGGAATATTTTTATAATATTCCAGAGAAAAACACAGCCTTTTTACTCCTTGGCAAAGGCAGTTCATTAACAGATGCGGCTGCCAGACGTTTAGCGGAATCTAATGTCATGGTTGGATTTTGTGGTTCTGGCGGTTCCCCTTTATTTTCATCATTAGACTTAACATTTTTAGCGCCCCAAAGTGAATATCGCCCCACTGAATATATGCAAATTTGGATGAGAGCATGGTTAGAAGATGACGCACGCTTACTCATGGCAAAAATATTATTACTTGAACGTATTGCCCTCGTATCACAATCATGGAAGAAGAATTTTGTTTTGATTCAATCTGGTATTTATATTGATGAAAATGCTTTAAACACGTTCAAACAAGATATTGATCGCTCCGAAAATCAACAAGAATTACTTGCAGCCGAAGGACGTTGGGCCAAAACATTATACAAGCAACTTGCTAAAGGCTTTGGAGTTGAATTTATTCGTGATGAAGGAAAAAACTCTCATGACACTATTGCTGATATAGCCAACAGCTACCTCGATCATGGAAATTATATTGCCTATGGCTATGCGGCAGTTGCTTTAAATGGAATGGGAATTAGCTTTGCCCTCCCTATTTTGCACGGTAAAACACGTCGTGGAGGTCTAGTTTTTGACCTAGCTGATCTAGTTAAAGATGCTTTTGTGATGCCAATCGCTTTCACATGTGCAGCAAAAGGATTAAATCAAAAAGAATTCCGAATGCAGCTTATTGAAACATGCCAAGACCAAGATATTTTAGATTACATGTTTAGCTTCATTACTGACATATGTAGTAAAATCAAATAAAATCATACATTTAATCCAAGTACCTCATAACGAAGTATTTTCACTCATTAAAAACTTATATAATTGATTTTAAGAGTTTTGTTTTAACTTAACTCTAGTTACTCATCGCCCAGATGATTTAGAAATAATCGGTCTGCATCTGTAGGCGGTGTCTACCGTTACTCATCGCCCAGATGATTTAGAAAAACGTAATTGGTATCCATTTAAACTCGTATTTGTTACTCATCGCCCAGATGATTTAGAAACTAAAAACCTTAATGATCTTTTAGAGCTTAATGTTACTCATCGCCCAGATGATTTAGAAATGGCGTGATTTAAGTCCATGTTTTAAACTTTGGTTACTCATCGCCCAGATGATTTAGAAAAACCAACCCACCAATTATAAGAGAAATTATAAGTTACTCATCGCCCAGATGATTTAGAAATAACAGATGATGAGTCTGATCTTTTTAAAGTTGTTACTCATCGCCCAGATGATTTAGAAATGACCGTATTCTCTTGGCTGAGATTCGAGGGAGTTACTCATCGCCCAGATGATTTAGAAAAATGGAAAAGCCAAAATCAGCACATGAATTACGTTACTCATCGCCCAGATGATTTAGAAAAAAAGTGCCAGATATTGCTATTCAAGCTATTCGTTACTCATCGCCCAGATGATTTAGAAATCATTGGTGGTGACGCCTGGTTCGATCCTGAAGTTACTCATCGCCCAGATGATTTAGAAACAAAACGTGAATTACTAGGATTTACAGATAAAGTTACTCATCGCCCAGATGATTTAGAAATTGTCCGACTGGTGAACTTGTTTCGCTGGGTTGTTACTCATCGCCCAGATGATTTAGAAATGACGTTGTATTAGCTCTGCCTTCTCTTGGTTGTTACTCATCGCCCAGATGATTTAGAAACAAATTTAAATGTTGTCTTTTTGTCTTGTTGTGTTACTCATCGCCCAGATGATTTAGAAACTACCCTTTGTTTGCATATCCAGCACCTAGAAGTTACTCATCGCCCAGATGATTTAGAAATCTCCGCGCTCATAGATTCGCACGGCTAGCGCGTTACTCATCGCCCAGATGATTTAGAAATTGAGCATTTCTCGTACATTGATCAGTAGCAGGTTACTCATCGCCTAGATGATTTAGAAAACGTATCACAGGTATGGACTTTGGTTGGGACCGTTACTCATCGCCCAGATGATTTAGAAAAATACCAAGCTCTTGATGGGTCTGTTCAAGTGGTTACTCATCGCCCAGATGATTTAGAAATGTGATTGTTCTCAGCAATAATGATGGGTGCGGTTACTCATCGCCCAGATGATTTAGAAAAATAGTGTTAGTTAATAGTTGAACGATCTGACGTTACTCATCGCCCAGATGATTTAGAAACTGCCGATTCAAATGTTTGAGTTAAATTCCGAGTTGCTCATCGCCCAGATGATTTAGAAACTGCCGATTCAAATGTTTGAGTTAAATTCCGAGTTGCTCATCGCCCAGATGATTTAGAAACACTTGAGAACCTGTTTTGAATTTGTTAATACGTTCGTCATCACCCAGATGATTTAGAAATACCTTTTCTTGGACCTGTTCAACACCCGGAAGTTCGTCATCGCCCAGATGATTTAGAAAGGTATTAGTGCGAATTGGCTTTTAGCCCACGCGTTCCTCATCGCCCAGATGATTTAGAAAAGCGTCAGGCTGTCCAATACGGTTTTCATGTTGTTGCTCATCGCATAGATGATTTAGAAATGCATTCAGCATTGAAAGGGAAGCAACTTTGAGTTCGTCATCGCACAGATGATTTAGAAACTCAAACTCACCTGAATCTGAGTCATTTTTAAGTTTCTCATCGCGTAGATGATTTAGAAAACATTTATCGTCAAAGTTGCTTCGCTTTCTATGTTGTTCATCGAACAGATGATTTAGAAATTCGGATCAGTCCAGTCATCATCCTCGTCAATTTTGTTCATCGCACAGATGATTTAGAAAACCGAAATTCAGACCCGCATTAATAACGTCTTGTTGTTCATCGCATAGATGATTTAGAAAAGTATGAAGCATATGCTGAAGCTGAGCTGGTCGTTTCTCATCGCCCAGATGATTTAGAAAGTTCAATGCGCTAGCAAATAGCCCTGATTCGCGTTACTCATCGCCCAGATGATTTAGAAAATCCCCGTTTGCATTGTGTCATACAGCCGTGAGTTGCTCATCGCTCAGATGATTTAGAAATCATAAAAGAAACGGCCATTTTCTGAATAAGTGTTGCTCATCGCTCAGATGATTTAGAAACAAAAGCGTTCACGGTCTTGTTGTCTTTCTGCATTCATCATCGCTCAGATGATTTAGAAAATTTCACCACCGCCTGTCTGCATAAAGTCACCTTTGCTCATCGCTCAGATGGTTTAGAAAGGTGTTTGTGTGACACATACAGAAGTTGCCGCGTTCATTATCGCCTAGATGATTTAGAAATATGTATTGGTTACGATAGGCAGTACGAACTTGTTCGTCATCGTCCAGATGATTTAGAAAAACTTAATAGCAGCATTGACCATACTCCAACTGTTCGTCATCGCACAGATGATTTAGAAATTGTGCTTAGATCCTTAAAAATGGCCTTTGATGTTGCTCATCGCATAGATGATTTAGAAATTTCCAACGTGCTGCTACAGAGACAGTAAGTGGTTGCTCATCGCATAGATGATTTAGAAAGGAACGCCAATGCTTGTATAGCCCGCTGTCGTGTTGCTCATCGCATAGATGATTTAGAAATCTCTTACATCAATGTTGTGAACTGTTTTCATGTTGCTCATCGCGTAGATGATTTAGAAATTTTGCAAGAGATATTCTTGACGTTATCGAGAGTTGCTCATCGCCCAGATGATTTAGAAAGGGCAAGTGACGCGTAAGTTAGTTGCGCTTAGGTTGCTCATCGCCCAGATGATTTAGAAATTATACAAACGTTTTTGTGTTTGATAAGTGGTGTTGCTCATCGCCCAGATGATTTAGAAAAGATACTGAAGTTCTTTACCTGTCAGCGGTCTGTTGCTCATCGCCCAGATGATTTAGAAATGTCGATGTCGTGCGTTTTGTGATAGTTCCCAGTTGCTCATCGCCCAGATGATTTAGAAAAGCAAGGTATACAAGGGGTTAAATGTAATTCGGTTCGTCATCGCCTACATGATTTAGAAAACATGGGGGCTTCCTTAGATGCGTTATCAATTTATTCATCGCTCAGATGATTTAGAAACAAAAGCGTTCACGGTCTTGTTGTCTTTCTGCATTCATCATCGCCCAGATGATTTAGAAAAAGGTCTTTAGCTTCTTGTGATCTGGCTACAGGTTACTCATCGCCCAGATGATTTAGAAATAGTGGATAAATTATTTAAAAAACCATATCAGGTTACTCATCGCCCAGATGATTTAGAAATTTGACGTATACAGTCACTTCTTGTCAGACGTGTTCGTCATCGCCCAGATGATTTAGAAAAATTAGGCCGCTAATTAGATTCCATTGTTCTGGTTGCTCATCCCGTAGATGATTTAGAAAACAGCTTTATTCGCAGCTTTGAGACCTGCATCGTTCGTCATCGCATAGATGATTTAGAAATCCTTTTCTCAGGTTGCACAGCTCATACTGTTGTTGCTCATCGCGTAGATGATTTAGAAATGATCAACTAAACCTTGCCATGTAATCTTAGGGTTTGTCATCGCTCAGATGATTTAGAAATGGCATAACATGGCCAATCATGAGCTCAGCATGTTTCTCATCGCCCAGATGATTTAGAAAATAATGGTCATTTTGGTGATTGAATTATTAATATTCGTCATCGCGTAGATGATTTAGAAAACGCACAAGAAAGCCCATTTCTGGTCGCTCGAGTTCGTCATCGCACAGATGATTTAGAAATTGATCTGGAATAGTGGTACACCCATTTTTATGTTTCTCATCGCTCAGATGATTTAGAAAATAATGGTCATTTTGGTGATTGAATTATTAATATTCGTCATCGCGTAGATGATTTAGAAAACGCACAAGAAAGCCCATTTCTGGTCGCTCGAGTTCGTCATCGCACAGATGATTTAGAAATTGATCTGGAATAGTGGTACACCCATTTTTATGTTTCTCATCGCTCAGATGATTTAGAAATCAACCTGAACACAGACATACATGTTCTGTTGGTTGCTCATCGCATAGATGATTTAGAAAGTCGAAGTCGGCAGGAGTTGGAGCATTATTTGGTTGCTCATCGCGTAGATGATTTAGAAAATAAGCAGAACACTGCGATCAATGGTGTCAATGTTCGTCATCGCCCAGATGATTTAGAAATAAAACACTGAAAAACTAAAATTTCATGAATCGTTCGTCTTCGCCCAGATGATTTAGAAAAATAGTCACACCATCAGGGATTTTTTCTATTTATTGCTCATCGCTCAGATGATTTAGAAATTTAACTCCAGATAGTGAAAACAAGCCTGTAAGTTACTCATCGCCCAGATGATTTAGAAAAAAACAGCCTTTGGCGCTTTACCTGTGAAATCGTTCGTCATCGCCTAGATGATTTAGAAATATAACTCCCGATTCGCTTTCACCCAACTTGAGTTGCTCATCGCGTAGATGATTTAGAAATCCCAGTGCACTATGAAGGAGATCTAAATGGGGTTGCTCATCGCCCAGATGATTTAGAAACCATCCATAACCCAAAACTAAACGCTCTTTGTGTTGCTCATCGCCCAGATGATTTAGAAATTCACCTGTAGTAACAGTGGTTAGATAACCCAGTTGCTCATCGCCCAGATGATTTAGAAAAACAGTACGTAAAGGACCGCCAAAAGTTACGGGTTGCTCATCGCCCAGATGATTTAGAAAAATACCAGTGGCCAATAACCTATTGCGAATACGTTGCTCATCGCGTAGATGATTTAGAAATTGCATTCCTGACCAAAAGATTTAATGGTGACGTTGCTCATCGCCCAGATGATTTAGAAACAAACATGAAAACAGAATACGCGCCTGATAATGTTGCTCATCACTTAGATGATTTAGAAAACATGGGAGCTTCCATTTAGATGCGTTATCAATTTATTCATCGCTCAGATGATTTAGAAACCTACGGGCAACATCCCTAACACACCCACCTCGTACGTCATCGCACAGATGATTTAGAGAAAAGTTGGTTGAACCATATTCTGATGATGTAAGTTCGTCATCGCCCAGATGATTTAGAAACAAACATGTATGCAAAAGACCTGTTTAATTATGTTCGTCATCGCCCAGATGATTTAGAAAATACCCCAACACAAGGCGCTCTTTGTTGCTCAGTTGCTCATCGCCCAGATGATTTAGAAACAACGACGCCGCCGTGTGTTTGTTATCGGAAGGTTGCTCATCGCGTAGATGATTTAGAAAATCCATTTTTGAACGTCACCAGCGCCAGCATAGTTGCTCATCGCTCAGATGATTTAGAAAATCGTGTCAGCAAGAACTTGAGCTGTACGGGTGTTGCTCATCGCATAGATGATTTAGAAATTGAGGTAACGATTTTGAGCTTGTTCTGTCAGGTTCGTCATCGCTTAGATGATTTAATAATTTGAATCATAAAAAGAAAAAGCCCCGAAACTTACGTTTCAGGGCTTTTCACGAATTTTGGTGGAGATGGCGGGAGTTGAACCCGAAACAATCAAACACTATCAAATACTATTAAATTACCGACTTTAAAAATCAATAACTTACATCCCCTTGCTTGAATTGTATTTTACTGTTTATTAAGTCTGCCTGTCAAAAAACCTGTCATGACCCATCTTTGTTTAATCTCGTTTACATGGTTTTAATTGGAGAAATTCCGACCAAATGCACTCAATCTTGCGACTTTAATTGTCGTGTCCCTGATTTCCAAAGATTTTTATAATTTGAATTTTTAAAGCCTCATCTCTACCATAAACTTGAATTTGTAACTAAATCAATTTTATGAAACCGCGTATTTTTTGTTTGGTTGACGTGAACAACTGCTATGCAAGTATAGAACGTTTCTTCAACCCTCAATTAATTAACAAACCAGTTATTGTGCTTTCCAACAATGATGGCTGCGCTGTTGCACGTTCTGCCGAAGCCAAAGCGATTGGCATCAAAATGGGCGACCCCCTATTTAAAATTATTGATTTAGTAAAACGACATAATGTAGCTGTACTCTCCAGCAATTACCCTGTTTACGCTGAAATGAGCCGCAGATTTCACGCAATATTAAAACAGTTTGTAGCACCTCATGAGCATGAGACTTACAGCATTGATGAAGCGTTCTTAGAGCTGACAGCATATAGACAGAACTATGATTTAGATGCTTACGCCCGCCTCATGAAAAATCGAATATGGCAATGGATCGGTCTGCCCGTGTGCGTGGGAATAGGCCGAAGCAAGACTGAAGCAAAAATGGCAAACTATCTTGCCAAAACCTACATGACATTTGATGGGGTATGCAACCTCACAACCTTTGAAGCCAATATTAGAGATTTACTTTACAAACAAACTCATGTATCAGAAGTATGGGGAGTTGGTAGACAACATTCTAAGAAACTGGAGGCCATGGGGATTAGTAAGGTCTATGATTTAATGATGGCTAACCCCTACCATATGGAATCATTATTTAGCGTTGTTATGAAGCGTACAGTGCTGGAGCTTAACGGTATTGCATGCATCGAAATTGAAGACACCCCACCTTCACGCAAACAAATCATTTCATCACGTGCATTTAAGCAAAAAATAACCGAAAAGGATGATTTAAAAGAAGCCATTGCGCGAAGGACGCAAGAAGCATTTACACGAATAAGAAAGGATCAGGCTCTATGCGGCTGTATCATCGGTTTTGCTCACTCAAGCCCATTTGATGTGAATAAGCCATTCTATAAAAAAGAATTTTCTCAACCCTTTGCTGTACCAACAGATGACGTTAGAAAGCTTGTAAAAGCGACCACTAGAATGATTGATTACATTTATAAAACTGGCGTGGATTTCAAAAAATGTGGGGTTGTTTTGACTGCACTCGAGAGCAAGCACACTTATACTTATGACTTACTAACGGATTATAGTGACTTAGAGAAAACAGAAAATTTGATGTGTGCCATAGAAGGGATTCAAGGGAAATTTGGAAAATTTAAATTAGGTTTTGGTGGGAGTATGTATCAAAATCGGTCTTGGTCGATGTCTCAAAACCTTAAATCTAATAATTATTTTACTTGGGAGGGTATGCTGGCAATCAACAATTAAAAAAAGATCAAAAAAGATGCAAAATAATATTTGACTTGTGACCGCTCACATTCTATATTAATTTCATCAAGGCAGAGATTGCGGCTCAAAGACCCTTGATAATCAAAATCTAAGCGAGGAATTAAACATGAAAAATTTAACAATATTAAGCAAAGTAACCAAAGATGCAAAGGCCACAGCTAAATATGATGAATCATTGAAAAGTGGCGATGTAGTTACTTATAAAACAGAAGATGGAGCGATATTAGAAGGTGTAGTTTCTTATGCTCAAAAATGGAGTGCTCAACGTTATTCGAATCTTCCAGTAGTGGAGATTGAAAAATGAAAGAGTTTAACTTTATTCATAGAAATCCTATGGCTAATGTAAATCATCTGTTAGCAACGGATATCCCTTATTTAACTGTTAGTGATACTTATCCAAATGATCATAATGTAGCGCAAGAAATAGCTGACTTTGCATGTAGTTTTGATGCAGCTGCAAGAGTTATTAATAGCTTCACTTATAGCCGGTTAAGAAAAACATTTGGTCGCGTATATACAGAAGAGGCAATAAAAATTAACGATGAGAACTTTTATGTAGTAAAAGCCATTTATCAAGCCAAGCCTGTTTATATAGATGGTAAAAGAAAGTTTAAAGAATCAAGCTTTTCACCACTAAAACAAATAGCATATCTTAACATTCCCCAATTTCTACCAAAGAAATAAATAAAGCCCCGATTGCGGCGGGGCTTTCCATCTAAGCGATGGTGTTCATCAAATATATCAGGTTATTGGATTATGGCAACCACAGCAGCTGAACGAAAGGCAAAACAAAGAAGGGAAATGCTTGAGAAAGGTCTTGTAAGAAAAGATTTGTGGCTTTCTAAAGAAAATTTAGAAGTTATTGAAAATTTCAAAAATTTATACGAATTAAAATCAAATGATGAAGCAATAAATCAAATTTTAGAACAATATAAGAAAGCCCTCACCTGAGGGCTTTTCCTATTTCTATCCAAGCATCCACTTTAGCTGAACATTCATTACCTTTAGCTAGCGTATCAATAATCCAAGGGGTAATAACTTTACCTGTTCCATCTTCAAGCTTATTAAAACTATCGCATGGCTGCATTAAATTAGCTGGTACGTTTGGCTTCAATAAGACTGTTAATTTGCTGCACCCCGTCAGAATCAATACAGCGATTGAGATAAACAGGACGCTCAATGATCTTTTGCACTTCACGCTCAACATACTCGACTTTTGTACGTTGTTCTGACTTAAGTTGTTCATAGTCTGCGCTCACTTGATTAAATTCGTTTTGTGCTTCGGCAAGCGCTTTAACTTGCTTACGCTCAATATCTTGTATTTGTGACTGACATTGCTGTTCTGCTTGCTTTAATAAGCCTGCATAGCGATTTGTGATAGCCGTCTGAATAACAACCACAACAACTAAAATAATGATTGCGGTCCAACGCTTATTTAAAAGAATCCAAGTCATGAGTTTTCACCTACACATTTGTGATGACGCTCAAGCTGTCTAGTCCACACGCCATAACAATTATTTTTACGAATACTGCAATCTCGCTTTGCAACGTATTTCCACTTAAGCAGTGCATCACACGCATGTCGGGGTTTATTCAGCAAAAGCAGCCTTCGCATAGATGAGCCAGACCAAGCCGATTGACCATACTGATAAATAAAGTCCAGATAGATTTCATATTCAGTCTGAGTAAGCTTCACGTTTGGCAAAGATTTCTTTAAAAATGCTTCATCTTTACTTACGTGATAACGCAACCATTTATCAGCGGTATCCCGATTAATTGGTGGGTCAGTCTTTTTGACTTTTTGGCCGTTTGGCTTAACTGTGGTGCCATGACCCTGTGTAGGAACATCACCAGCCACAGGAATTACTGGACTGGACGTATACCCTTCTTTCATTTTTAAAGGCACAAAAAAAGCAGCCGAAGCTGCTATAAGTACTACTGCAATTTTAGTCTTGTTTGACATTACATTCACCGTTCAATCTTTTCATTTCAAGCTCTTCTCGCTGGATGCGCAGATTCGATTCAAGCTCTTCTCGTCGTATACGTAGATTCGACTCAAGCTCTTCTCGCTTGTTTCGCTTAAATTGAAAATATGCATTTAAAAGAAATCCCACTACAGCAACTAAAAGACCAGTTAAAGCAACCCAATCAATTGATGTAAAAAAACCCAAAATAGTTGCCCCCGCCCCTGTATATGTTGCATATGTCGCTTTTGTTGCTGCCCCTGCTGCTACTTCTGCAACACTACTTGCTGCATGATCTGCCATTTCACTTCTCCAGAATATAGGCAATAAAAAAGCCCCAATTAAGGGGCTTGCTAAAAGGCTATTCCGCGATTTTTCATTCTCAGTTTTGATTTTGATGCCATATCTTGCAGTCTTGACAATGATAACGCCTTATCGTGGATAATAGCTTCTGCAAAAGTTAGGCTAGTGGCTATAGCACCAGAATAATATCCATTCCCGACAGCGATTTTATTTAAAGATGCCTGATATGCAGAAGACCATACAAATTGAAGAGAAGCACCAACCCCCAATCTTTCCGTGTAAATAATCACTGTTTTAGTTGTTTTATTAACGCTTGCAGAAATAAAGAAATACTCTATTTGATCAATATCATTTAATGGAGTTTTAGAGTCTGCTCCACCTGCATTTGATGCTGTTAAAGGTTTAACAGTTACATATCCTTTCTCACCCCCAGCAAAAATACCATGACCTGAAGACCCTGTATAAGAACCAGGAACTAATGTCCCCATTAAAATAGCCAAACCTGTACTATTTGTCTTAACTACTGCCGTTAAAGTCGTGTTTTGCGTAGCACCATCAACAAAGTCTGCTATTATAGCATTACCATTTTTAGCATCCAACACAACATTATTGTCGTTGTAAACAGGCAATATAGTTGCACCTGTCTGTACAGCCAAGACATGTCCATTTACACGACCAGTTAAAGATGAAGCATTTTTGCCAAATATCCAATGATCCCACGCATCATCTTCAAATGTTTCAACATATATAATATCTTCAACATTTTGTACTTTAGGTAGGTCTGTACGCTTAGAAATAAAATCTGTTTTAAAAAGTAAGTCAGCCATATCTTAAATTCCTTTGTCTAAATGTGCAGTTAATTCAAAGTGTGGACAAACGTGATAAAGAGGTTTTTCCTCGCCCTCGATTAAAACCGTCTGAGGTGTAGAATCCCGTAAATTTCCGCTTGCACCTTCTGTTAAAATCAAACCCACCCCCTGATAATCAAGACCATAGCGGACCTGAATCACCTCAGTTGGCTTACTAACAAGCTTAATCATTACGGTGTCATTTGTAGCAGCCACACCACCATTTACAATCGGTATTTCAACCGAACCATTCATAACTTTAAAACCCGCATTAGTCGTAATTGCTAATGTAGTCTCATCGATTTGAAGCGGCCAAACTGGAACATCAAATTTAATTACAACAGTATCCTCTACAACATAAGCATAAAGAGGTATAAGAGAATCAGGTTTTCTTCCCTCATAGATATACTGATCATAAGCTCGTCCAAAATATGCCGACATCCACTTATATCCAATATTTGTTAGGTGGATTTTGTCTCCATCATATGGGAAGTGATACATCGGCGTTACCAGCATGAACTTGTCAGATTCTTGACATAATTCAAGTTGAGCAAGCGCCATATCTTTATGTGCAGCCGTTCCATAACTCATTTGAGCCAACATAAAACGTATAGGGTTATCTTTGCCAGAAGTCGCTTTAATATCTGTTTCAGCGTCAATCTGAAGCTGAATAAGCATAGGTTTGTAGACGGACTTCGTTGTTCTTGAAGCTGCGGCTGCATCGTTTGCACCCTGTACAAAATTAATAATCTGCGGTGTATAACCAGAATTATTAATTAACTGCTTAGCCTTGCTAACATGCGCCAAAAGCCTTGGATACCATGACGTACCTTTAATCAAATCAGAAAGTTTATAGCTACCGTGACCTGCCGTGCTTGAAAATATTACATGGTTGTTTGGATCAATCCCCCGATTCTTCATCATACTAACTGATGCATAATTTGCAGATCCAGAGCAACAAGTTTCACCACGATCATGATAGCCATCGACCGATGGATCTGTAAAAAATTCTCGTAATGGAATTACAGATGTGGCTTCAACATCTTTTCTTGGACCTGAATCAAATGTTAGGTTTTTATAGGGTTGTGAATCACTTAAAACAATGGGAGCCGAGGCTCCCATTACGTATGACTCACCATACCAAAGCATATGGTTAACTGAACCCACTTCCTGCGAATTTTCAAATAAATAATACGTTCTAGGTGGTTGATTTGATCCGCTCACGCCAAACCCAATTGGCTGATCTAAAAGCTTATCCCATCCCAATAAAATTCGACCATTGCCATCTATCAAAACAACAATATATCGATCATCTTCATATTTTTTTAGAGCATTTATCAACCCAAAGACGGATTCCAGTAAACCAGCCCCAACAAAACAATCTTTGATCTTGTCATAGTAAATCAATGCATATTCAGCACCATCCGACAATAAACAAATAATATTCGGATCATCTGCTTTTTTTAGCGTCAAAGAGGAAGCAATTTCATTTGTTTTGCTATCAGTATAAAGTGCTGCATCACGAATATAATTTCGCCCAGTAGGTTCCCAAGTTGGATTTGGAGAGGCATCAGGATTCCAACGATATTCATCCCCCGTACTATCATCTCTTCCTAATTGCCAATTGTAACTTGGCATCATAGCTTGCAATGCTGTAAGTGTAGGAGCGGAAATAAACCCGCCTCGGTTTTCAGCTTCTCGCGAAACCATAGGCAAAGATTTATATGGCAACCCGTAACGAGGAGTAACAACTTTATCCTCATTACCACCTTCGCCAATATGCTCAAGGTCAATTTTCACATTCGCAATATCTACTGGATCAAGCATTTCATCCATTTTTTTCTCCAAAAAAAATCCCCGCATATGCGGGGATTCTTAAAAATTCACTCAGATTAGATTGTTCTTTATGTCATTATCATTTTGATAATAACGCGGGTCAAAGTTGATGGATGTTAGGCCATTCTGAAAAGTACCTTTCACATCTTTTTTAGTCACCAAAAATAATTGATCGTTTTGGCGATCATCAGCAGTAATTGAATAAACCGTCTTGACCTCTCCTTTAGTCACAAGGGCTTCATTTGGTGGACGTGACAATACAAACTGAAAACTGTTTTCGCCCTGCACGATTGGGATGACATCAATCATTTTATTCTTGAGCTGCAAATGAATAAAAAATTCATGATCAGTATTTAAAATACATGGTTGTGAGCCTGTAACGGTTAAACCATTCCAATCTAAGATTTCTCCAGATAACACCATTTGATCAGGATCACCCAAGAAGATAGGCGTTAGACGAGTATCATCTACACATGCAATAACATCTCCTTGATTGACCAGCTCAGCTTCAGCATAGGCTTCATACTGGCAAGAAACTCGTTTATACCGCAACTTATTCCATGCTCGCCAAGCAACAATATACGCTTGCTGTTTGTAGACAATCCCGTAACCCGTTATTTTGCGCGGGTTATTAATCTGTTCGTCAGGTATCTTTAAAGTCTTTTCAATCCAGCCGTCTTCACTATCTACATACGTGAGTTCTACACCATCGTAGTAGTTTTCAACTTTAAAACTATTTGTTCGAGTTTCAGATTGAGGCTTTTTATTTCGGTGGTTAAATAAAATGCTTGGCACATTATCTGAACGTTCAAAATCATAATAAAGTGTCAGCGAACTTCTTCGGTCATGACAGCATGTTACAGCTGCAATCATTCTCATAATTTCTTCAAATGATTGGTTAGCATCATCAAGCGTGTAATTAAATTCTGCCATTTTGGAAGAACCAAAATATTCAGTAATTTCATCTACCACCCGATATAAAGCTTCTACATCAACTTCAGAAATTACCCGTCGACCAATTTTGTCTTGTAAAGCAAGTTCAATGGTCAGGTCTGCAATATTACGCGAAGGTATACGTGTTTCTGATCGAACACCTGTTCTATAGCTATAAACCAAGCTTTCAGCGATACAGTTTAATTCACGGCTATCTAATGCTGTGGCTGTACGTGTTGCCTGTGTTCTACTACGCAGCAAAGTCCGATTGTCATACACCAGTTTTTGCAAATAATGATATGCATATGCACTGACAAACTTTGTTTCATCAGACAAATCTGCCGAGTCACCATTATCATTTGTTCTACGGGCACGGAACCGTACAGCTCCTGAAAATGGGAGATCAATCCACATTGAACCGCCGACGCTATCTCTATTGTTTGGCTTGCCAGTTAAAGAAATAGTTTTAGTGTAAATTATTCCTGTAGGCACTCCAGCAACTACACTTTGATACTCAACGCTAATTTCTACTGTTTTTGCATCAGAACCTTGATAGATACCGTTTAAAGCTTGAAAGTTCAGTAGTAACCCTGTGGCATCTTTTGAATCAATGGTGAACCACCCAATATAATTCTCATTACTGCCACGAAGCTTAATTGTACCTAGACCCGTTTTCTGATCAGTAATATCTGCCAATTTGTACCAATCTGGATTTACAGCACTCGGAGTTGCTAATGCAATCTCCTTGTTGTCAACATCAATACCTGTAACAACATAGCTTCCATCTAGAAAAATATTCGCACTGTTTGCAGTAAAACTTGCGGAAATATTTTCCGTCGCCGACTCGGTCAAGCTGGAGAAATTAATATTGGTATTTGTTGGATTAGTTAAAGTAATCGTATAAATACCACCACTATACACAATGCTTGACACATCATATAAACCTGCCAAATCCAGCTGACCATTAACAGGATCAGTTACCAAGAGCGAGGTTACATTAATCTTTCTATATGTGTCATAGCCTGTCACAGTCTGATCTGATGCTATAGATAGAGTTTTGTTTACAGGATCAATATTGGTTATGCCTGTGACATTTAAATCAGCAATCCCAAAATTTGCTCCAGAGATAATCAAAGATTCATTGACCAAAAACTTTGAAAAATTACCAGCAGTATCAGTACTAGTTGTTTTAATCAGATTAGGAAATTGAAAATAAATATCTGATGCTTCAATTCGAGTACTATTCGGTGATAATGCAGTTTGACCATTTACCGATGATGTCTTTTTAGCAATCATTGGTGGCTGATCAAATGTATCCCCCCATTTAAATATATTGTCTGTGCCTATTAATGACTGTCCAATTCCATAGACTGTCACACTCGTTCCTGATATTTCCTGAATAGGTGTATCACCTTCCTTGAAATTAGACACTTGAACATGGTTTTCACAAATACACATCAAAGTTTCTTCAACTTCGACATCATTTTTAAAATAGCGAACCACTGGTGCAAATAAATCAGGAATAGATTTTACACGCCCCAAAATAAAGGGAACTCGCTGCTTAAGACGCTGGCGATTTTCACGGTCTGATAAGTTGTTATTACTTGAACCCGTGCTTGTGCCAGCACTGTTAAGTGGGGCTTTAGGCATTTTAACAACTGCTGAAATACCCGCACCGATAACTTTTGCAACAACCCAGTTAACTGCCGAAATCAAGTCACCAGAATATAGAACAATCGTACAGTCATCATTTGATTCCATTAACCGAGCAATTGCCTGTTTATCACCAGATCCAGCAGGCGTTATATTATTTTGAGGGCATGGGTTGCCTTTAAAAATTTGAGCCTGCGGATGCTTATTTTTGTACTGAAGGAACGTATATAAAATGCTATCCGTATCTACATAAAATTTGTCGGATCCATCAAGTGCATTATTGATGATACAAATTCGGCTCATAATAACGAATCCTTTTAAACATCTTGCCAGCTTCATGCAGAGTGATCCGCTGCACACTTTGCTCTGTTAAATGAAAAACCTTATGACGAAAAAAAAGCCCGACATGCGAGCTTCCGTTTAAATGTGTCATTAAGACAATGCAGCCTTCGACGGGCCTCTTCATCAGTTTGTTCCTGTGAACCGTCTCACGGGATGTTTTTAAAGTCTCATCAATTGAGCCAGTCAAACCGATAAAACACGCTGAGTAATCCAGTTGATAAATATGCATTGCAGCGGCTATCACAAAATGAACACAATGAAAATTAATTGGATCATATCGAAGGTGAAATAAAGGTCTAATATCCATTAGTAAAACCCTTTTAAACTCGGATCAGTACTCGCCACATAAAGCTCGCCAGTGCCCGAATCATTTAAATTAGGCGCTCTGGCTTCAAAAGTAGAACCCTTATAACTTCGAGAGACATTCTCAATAAGCAAACCCTTATCTATAAAAGAAGGCTCGGTATATACACCAGTGAGATAGGCTCTATAATTCAATACGGGCAAAATCGGCACATCATCAAGATAGACCTGATCTATTAAATCAGGGATTTGCTGGCCTAAATCTCCGACTGAAACTCTTATAGACTGATCAAGGTTGTCTTGATCACTTCCACGCTCAACAGTAAGTACAGTTGGTTTATATTCAAAAGACTGACCATCTTCATGAGTTAAAATCAAAGGCTCACTTGAGTTAACCACATAGCGGAGAGCCTCAGACCAGTTCGGATGAGTAATCTCAATTGACTCAACCAGACCAACCGATCCACTCGATTGATCCAAGAGAGAAAGCATAATTGGTGTGATTTTAGCCATTGTTGACTCCAGTCGCTGCTGGGAACCACTCATTAGGGATTTTTTCAACGTCTGGAGTTAGACCACCTTGGCGATAATTAACGATATTTCGATCATCAATTTCACTTCGGTATACAGGTTTAACCAAGACTTCAAACGTCACCTTAATAACCGTCTTATTTCGATATGATTCACTTGGCAGTGAGGATGAAATAAAGCGACATTCACACTCTTCAGAAATCCCATTATCTAAAGATAATTTCCAAAGCCAGTTTTCAGGTTTCCGCTGTTTAAGTCGCCAGAATGCCCAAAAGTACTGCCTTTTACCTGCTTTATCTAAAAGCACTGTCACCTTTACGCGATGATATGCACCAATAAAAAAGGGGACCTGTCTTGGTGGTCCCCCTTCACTTTCTTGCTCTCTTAAATTATTGCCAGCAGTAAAGCTATAGCCCTCTTTGAGAGGGCAAAGCATGAATCTATCCAGCTTATCCACTCTAACCTCCCCGATTGCGTCCCACACCAAAGTTATCCATGACGGCTTGAGACTCATAACTATTTGCACGATTTAAATTTTCCCAAGACCTCGCTATACGCTCATCAACAACATCAATTGTTACCCCACCGTTTGAATCTTGACGGGCAGTAACTACAGCATTGGTATTGTTGTTAATCGTAATATTGAGCTGAGAATCAAAACGTTTTTCAGCCATAACACGGGTAAAGTCTTGGTTTTGACGCGGGCTTAAAACACGCTCGCCTTTGTTCAATAACCAAGTACCCTCTTGCGGTACGTAATCAATACCGTCATGCGCCATACCTGTTAAGTTTGTAGACTTAATTTGAGAAACTTGGGCCAACTGAACCGCAACCGCAGCACCAGCCATCACGGGAGCCAAATAAGGCCCTACATATGGAATAGCAGCAACCGATGCGTAAACGTCAGAAAATGTTTTTGGGGCGTTAATGATGGCCTGAGCAATCGCAAAGGCTTTCGACATCGCAAACATGGCTTTATACCCTGCTGATTGCTCACCAAGCAAAGAACCCATCAAGTCCGTCATGCCCGACAAAGTATCAGAAGCTGCCTTAGTGCCAAGTGAAGCCTTATCAAGTTCGTACTGCTGGTCAATCATGAACATACGTTCATTATGGGCCTGCCATATCGCTTCTCGCTCCGCAGCAGAATCAGCCAAAGCCATCTGAGCATCAAATAATGCTTGAGATTCATCATAACGACCAAAACGATCTTGCTCTAATTGATCAGTATTACTTGTGCCATTAATTTCAGAAAAAGTACCACCCCAAGATGCTGTTGCAGACTGGAGGTTTTTATTTTTCTCGAAATCTTCAGATGCCTTGGAAATTGCAATTAGCCTTTCACGTTCAGACTGAGAAATTTTAGAGTTTTCCTGAATTTTCTCACGCTCAAAAGCATACTTAATTTGCATATTTTCTAAATCAGTACGTAGAAAATTTGCGGCATCACTCATGCGTTGTTCACGCTCCAATGCGGCCCAAGCGTTGGCTTTATCAAATTGCTCCTTAAGTGACTTTAATTTAACTTCTTTCAGATCCTTATCAAGCTCACGCCCTTCTGAATAACGAAATACTTCAGTTTCATATTCATATTTCCGTTTTTGATCTTCAGACCAAATATGATCATTAATTTCAGAAGTTAAATTTCGTAAATAAAGCTCTTCCTCAAACTTATATTGCTGTTCAGCCATTGATAAATAAGTCGAAGTTTGAGAACCAAAACCAGCCGCGTTGATTGCTTTAACCCTCTCGGTGTAATCAGCATGCATCTGCGTCAGAATTGAGTAAAAACCATACTCAATCTGTTCACGCTGCTTTGCTTGTTCTTTAGTTTTACGAACTAAATCATCAGCAGCTTGCTTTCTTTCAGATTCACGCTTTCTGGCTGCATCTTGGGCTTTTTTTTCTGCTTCTCGTTCTGCTTCTTCACGAGCTTTGTATTGCTCCTGAATTCTAAGCGTATTTAGCGCACTCTCCTTATCATCTTTCGACAGGATTGCACTTGTACCCTTCGCCATTTGTGCATCATAAATAGCTTGGGCTTGTGCAGTGTTGTAGCCTTCATCAAGCAACCCAGATTTATAAATGCTCTCAAAAACAGTTTCTTTCTGCTTATTACGATAGTTTAAAAGTGCCTCTGAAGCCTTATCAGCGGCATTAGCTGTATTATTAATTGCATCGGCTTGGCTCTGGTGTTTAGCTACAGCATTTTGAGCCTCATTACCTGCCAAGACCGTCTCTTTATTAAATACCTTTAAAGCATCAGCAGATTTATTTGCCTTAATATAATTTTCATCATATTTAGCAACTTGATCTTTCAGAGCATTATATAAATCAGGTGAAATACTTTGACCATTCAAACGCTTAATAGCTTCTGTATAACTAATGGTTCCTAAACGAGCTTCATTTGAAATCTTCGCAACTTCAGCATTACCCACTGCATAATTCTGGATATTGATTAATGCTGAACCAACAGCTAATTCTGACTTACCTAGCGCTTTATTTTGTGCTTCAAATGCTTCCGTTAAATCGTTGATAGCTGATTTTCGGTCTACACCTTGAAGTTTTGAAAGTTCAGACGCAGCCGTATCCGCAACCGAAGCCTGTTCTGCTAGCTTTTTATTTACTTTATCTGCATTGTCATGCATTAAAAGATAACTAGCTGCCACACCAGCAACAGTCAAACCTAAACCAACAGGTCCGCCCAAAATAGTTAGCAACCCCCCGCTAATACCAGTCGATACCGTACCGATTGCGTTAGCTCTAGCTCTTGCAGCCGCCAAAGCATTTTCAGCAGCAGTAAGCTCTGCTGTAACCTGACTTTCAATAGTCCGCAATTGGACCATTCTTAATCCAGAAGCAATTCGGCCTTGAGATGAAATTTGAGCTTTCATTCTTTCGACTTCTAAAGCTTTTTCAGTAGCAAGTGCTGCCAAAGTTGCCTGAGTATTCGCAAGTACAGTTTGAGTATTTATTACACCTTGGGCTGCTGCTGCTCTTTCTGCTTGCATGGTCGCGTACTGAACGGCAGCCTGTTCAACTAATTGCTTTGTTTTACTATATCCAGCGGCAACACTAGATAATATAGTTGGAATGTACGACCCTGCATAAAATGCAGTTCCTACCATGGCAGCATTTGCGAAAGTATCAAAGTTTGCTGCTAAGCCTTGAATTGAACCAGAAATTAACTGAGCTGCACCAGATCCTCTACCAGCTTCGCCAATAAATTGAGTTAATGCATTATTTAATTGAGTAAATGACATCCCAATTGTGAAGTCTGTTTTACCAAATAAGGTATCAACAGAAGCTTTTGCTTTATTCAAAGACTCAATAACAACATCGGCTGTTAGTTGGCCTTCATTAGCCATAGCGCGGAGTTCGCCAATATTTACATTTAGCCCTGTTGCAATTGCTTTTAACAGACCCGGAGCCTGTTCAGAGATTGAGTTAAACTCTTCGCCACGCAAAACACCAGAAGCCAATGCTTGACCAAACTGGACCAATGCAGCTTCAGCACTAGCAGCGCTCCCACCAGAAATTGCAATAGATTTTGCAACCGTATCGGTTAAAGAAGCTGTATCTTGAAGTGAAATACCCAATCGGTTGGCATTATCTGCAAATCTTTGGTAAACCTGTGCTGTTGAGTCCCAAGATTGGCCCGATGCCTGCGCAATCATAAGTGTATCTTGCATCGCTTGATTCAAGTCAGCCTGACTCGTTGTAACCAATTTGAGTCGATTTTGTAAGCCTGTATAGGCATCCATTTTGGATATAACAGCACCGACACTTACAATTCCAGCCAAAGAACCAACAATTGTATTCTGTAACTCCTTAATGCTTTTTCCAACAAGATTATAATCATCTGCCATGCCTTTTGTGCTGGCATGCGTCTGACGCTCGGCACGTGACAAACCTTGGATATAAGACCCTGTGTTTGCCAATAAATTTAAGGTCAAAGTACCAAGATTAGTTGCCATGACTTTTCTCCAGACACAAAAAAACCGCCCTTTAAGGCGGTTTTAATTCAATTTAAATTTTACAAATTCTGAATAATTGATTCATATAAACGCTGCTCCAGAACACCTTTGGAAACACACGTCAGGTTCATATCTTGATCTGCCGCCCCTACACGGTATTCAGCAGTAGGAGATGCTTTAATTTTTAACGAATTATCAGAAACAATAATATGGTAAGAAACCTTTGTATTTGTACGATTATCTTTTAAATAATCAATACCCATTGTTTTACCGCAGTCAGCCATTTCTGGAGTTACGCGAAAAACTTTATCTTCAGTAACAATTATCCCTGTATCTTTATTTTCAGAAGCAATTTTTAAACCATCTAAAGCCAACGCTACAGAAGTAGCCTTTAAAATTTTATCCTTATTGGCATTAACCGATTGATTTAATATCGTTGCAGTACTTGTAGGGGCTACATAAGTTGCAGCACAGCCAGCCAAACCAGCAATCAAACCCAATAACATTAATTTATTTTTCATTTTCAATAAGAACCGTTAGTTATTTGAAAAGTAAATCTAGCAAATAGGTTTTTAAATGTCACTAAAAAAGCCATTTTTTCAAATGGCTTCCTGTCTTCGTCGTCGCTTCATTGCTTCTTCCTCAAAGGTTGTCTCAACCTCATCTTCATGGGGCATAAAAACATTCGGATCAACATGATCTTCTGGTTTTACCTTCCCATTATGATAGAAGGCCATTAAATTACCTATGGCTTGCTCAATTCTGCGCCCAACAAAAAGCGAGCCTCGTTTAGCACGATAGGCTCGCCAGATATTAACTTCCCAATTACTTAAGTTTCGCTGACAGTCTTCGATTCGGTTTCCACCGAGTCCAGTGATTGCAAGCTCGCACCAGAATTCGTACTCTCCGAATTCTTGTTCCGTAACTTTCCCGCGAAATTATTAATGGAATCAGCAACCCCATATAACGCCTCAACAAAAACAGGGTCGGAGTCATAAACATCATTTACCGACTCAAAGAAAGCTTTACCACTAGCATCTTCACAGACCGAACCAAGTAATCTTGCAGCACGTAACAAACGGGTATCAACAGATTCTAATGTCATATCCTCGACATTAGCTAAATCAATATTCCATTTATAAGCCTTAGAAACTTCTTCAATGTCTTTATAACTAAGACGCTTTATGAAAGTTTGTGCTGCAAGGTCAACAAAATCACCAATCTGGAGATTACTGTTTTCAGTAGCCTTTTGCAGAAAATCAAAATTTGCGTCAGTTACTTCCACAGTCCAATTTACTGTACGCTCAACAGGTGCAGCAACCTTTGTGACCTTTTTTAATGACTTAAGTTTCATCATGGTTGAGCCTTCCATTCATCAAAAATTTGAGATTGGCGACGAAGTGGTAATGTGTGGTTAATCAAGGATTTTGCCTCTAGTACAGGTTTACCTTTTCGTAAAATTACTGAAGCTGAGGACCATGAGCGCGTTTCTGGAAGGTCGATCACATTGCCAGTTAAAGTTGGTACGCCCGCACCATCTGGATAACCAGCATAAAGAACAAACTCTTCCAATGTTTCTGCGAATTCAAGCATAAGAAGATGCGTCTGATTAGTTGAATCCGTATCAATTGCAATAGAACCATCGCCCGGCTTTCCAAGGATGAATCGAGACTTATCAACATCAGGATCATCTAAACAACCACTGTCATATTCGTCGTAGTTTTCATCCCCCCAATCGAAGGTTTTAATACAAAGTAATTTGGTTAATGTCGGTACAGTTCCATGCAATGCCCAAAATTCTGTACCTTTACCAACAATACCTTTTTTAGCCATGAGATTTGCTCCTTATAGGCAATAAAAAAGCACCCTTAAAGGTGCTAATATTTAAAAATTCAAATTAAGTATCGTGGATCCAGCTCGCGTCAAAACCACGGAAATATTGTTTAGTTTGAGGATCAACACCGCTGATCCGCGGATTCATGATGAAACAATAAAGCTCTAATGCCTTACGAACAGCGGTTCGTACTTCATAAGCACGTTTTGCATTTGTGTCATATACCTTTACTTGATACATAACGTCATCATTATCAGCGGGCATATTGTCAACATAATTTAAGGATTTCCCCCCAAGCTCTTGCCAGACAACATATGGCACTGTTGCCCCTTCTGGTGCAATATCTTCATATATACGTGGCTCAGAACCTAGATATGCGACAACCGCAGGTGATTCTTTTAAAGTTCTATTAATTGGCAAGTAACTCATATTGTCGCCAACTCCTTATCCAATTCATCACTAAAGACTTGGGCGAAGGTTTCAATCACGTCATCAATTTTGTTGAAAAATGCTATCCGCATAAAAGGAATTGCAGGTATATATGCCGTACCCAATTCAATAAAGCGCCAGTGGCGTGTATCACCACCGCTAGTAGGTTTAGGAGCTAGCTTTGTAAAAGCTGCTCCACCATCTACACCCACTCGCATTTTGATTAAATCTTTATTGCCAACTTTTCCTGCTGCAACTTTGATATTTTTGGCAATAATAGCGCTAGTTTCAGGATCATCAATTTGAAGTGCATTCAGTCTTGCAGCATCCCGTACTTTATTCATACCTTTTCTAGCTGCTTTCCTTGTAATTCGCCTTGTGACTTTTGGATCAGTCAACTTTCTCAATTTACGTGATACATTTTCTTCACCGCTCCAGATGGCAAAATTTTCCAATTAACCCTCCTTAAATTTTTCTACCCCGCTTGAAAGTAAAAAAGTGCAGTAAATATTTCCTGTCTCAGGGTCATTCAAGGCAGGACCATCGATAGCATATTTAGCGCCCTGAAAAATAACGCGCATTGAACTATCAATATCTGTTCGATGTCGTATTTTAAGTCGCGCTACGACTTGCGACTGGTTCCCTTGGGCTGCAATTAAGTCACGGGCAGACAAAGGCGTAAACTTTGCCCATAAATGCAAAAAATCCCGCCATTCAGCAGGACCTTCATAACCATCATCATCTTTTTTTGAGCCTTCATCACGCTGTATCGTGACCCGATGACATAGCTCACCAGCACTTACACCAGACATAATTATTCACTCAAATATTCAGGATTATCGTCATCATCTTCATCATCAGCTTGCAACATTGAGATTAACTCACTGTTCTGGTCCACGATTTGGGCCATCACTTCGTTCTGCGCCTTGACTCCCTGAATCAAATCCCGTACCACTAGAATCAATTCGTTGACCAGCAAGCCATTGCAACAATATTTTCCGTTTTCGCTCTGCTCGCTGGAGGTTTTGTTTAATCCACTCACGTCTAGCCTCACATCCTGAACATGTCATTTTTTGTCCAAGCCTCATAAGCCAATTGAATTGCCAATATTTTAAAAACCCCATTTTCACGAATGAAGAGTTTGTCTCCATGCATAAAAATGAGGTTTTTATAATGTGGCGTTGATTTAACCCACTCTATGAAATCATCCATATCTATACCGCTAACGGTTTGTGATATGGACTCAGTAACGCCAAGACAGGTTGAGGAAGGTAATAACCATTTGTTGGCATTTCCCCCTCAAGATTTCGATATTTATCGTAATATCCACATAAAAGCAGTACTGCTAATTTAAATTGTTTGGGATAATTACCATCTTCAAACTCATCAGTTACATAATCCAAAACTGCTTGCTCTGCGGCCTCTCTAAAAGCATCAAGCCCCAAATCATTATCATTAGAGTCATATCGCAAGTGAGCTTTAACTGTTGCTAAATCTGTTATAGCCATTACTTGGTCCCCTTTGCACAAAGTTTAAAACTTGAATAATCAAAATCGCCCATGTGATCTTTTTCGCAATGCCATAAGCTGCCTTTGTGAGTGACAAACTGCCCTTTTATGTACTGCTCAGAATCAGCAAATACACCACGATAAAAAGACTCAAATGATTTTTGAGCATCAGATGTTTTTGAATTATCAGCTTTTGCAAATGGGTCATCTTTAGCGTCTCGCTTTGAAAGAGCCTCAAGGGAGTAATTTTGCTGCTGCATATATATGGTATCGCCCCCAGCTACTGGAAGCATCCCAATTTTTGCCCGCCCTTCATTAGGCTTTAAAATACATCCTTTGACATCCTCCCGAATCATGTTATGGAATCTTTCAGGATCCATACGAATTAAAGTATCGAGATCAAGGAAGCTTTCTACTTTAAATTCCTCAAGGTTTAAGCCTTCATCTATTAAGTTTTCACGTGACTCAATAAACGCTTGCAAGCAATCAGAATAATAGATCCCATTTGCCTTCTCAGGGTCATCTGGAAGAGTTCCAATTCCAATTTTAAAAGGTGGTACATTAAAAACGCTACAAACGACACGACCAGACATTTCTAGAAGCTCTAACATTTGAGAATCAGCCGCACTCATACCCAGAACCGTATAGGTCATACCGTCACCAATTACAGCAGTCTTACCATAATTAGCCCCAGAATAACTTTGATTCCACCGCGCCTGTATCTCCTCTGCCTTTTCCTTTCCAATAGGGCCTGGTGCAACTAAAATCCCCCCTGGTCGGCTTCCATTTCCAAAGAAATTTGCAGCATTATTGAGAATTTTTACACCCATTTTAGCGACAACACCACACGCCATAATTGGTGATAACCCCACCAAGGGGTGATAAAAAGTATTAATACGGTCATGAATAATTTCTGAAGCAGGCAGGATTTCAGATTCTGCCTGAGTCAAACAGTCCTTACTTAACTGGTAAAATACATTCCCGTTTTTATCTATGAGTGGCGTCACCAGATCAGGGTTGAGAACCACCATCCGATAAACCTCACCAAATGCATCCCGCAGCTTCCAAACATAGGTGTTACCACGTAACAATAGACTTGAGGTCCATTGTTCTTGAAATTGCTGCCATGTCTGATAATTATTAGGTTTTTTTAATACCCGTAGTTTAAAAGGAATATCCGAACGTACTAAAACCCCATCAACTTTGGTTTTCAGCACTATAGGAAGTTTGCCAATGTCTTTTGAAATTAGGCTTACACAAGAAAAAACAGCATCCGATGCTGTTAGTTCAGTACGAGTTAATTCATCATTTTTCTGCCATGCGCCAGAATATGGCTCCTGCACAACCAAGCTGTTCCAAACATTTTGCCCAGAAGTATGGACACTTTGGAGGCTTTTTTTACTTTTAAACCAGTCTCTAATGCCCATATCTACCGCCTTATTCGATTGGTTTATCTTCTTTTTTAGGTTTAGCTTGTACCTTTTTTTGCTCTTCAAAAGGCTTTGCTACACCAAGTTTGATTAAGACATTTGCCGCTAATTCTGCGACATCCTTAACGTCACCAACATTTGCGTCATGCATCTGTTTTAAATATTCAATTTTCATATGACTGTTCCTATAGCTAAACAATTGTGATGTTTAGGTATAAAAACAGCCCAAATAAGGGCTGTCTTCTATTTGCACAATTCAAACAATTAGGTGTATTGAATGAAGCTTGCAGCAATTGGTCGGCGTTTAGCCCAAGAAACAAAGCGTTCAGCACGAATAGCAAATTTATTTTCTTGCCATAAGTTATGAACAGTTGTCCCATCAACTAAAGTTGCTTGGTCAGAGTACGCAATTTCAACTTGACCACCATCTGCCATTAAAATTTCAGATGTTTTGACAAGAATAATCACATCACCGACAGTTTCAGATTCAATTACTGGAATACCACCTAATGTTTTCTGATTAAGTCCTGCTTCCATACCCTTAAAGTAGGTATTACCCAAAGCATCGCGCATATCGGCAAGTTCAGCAGCTTTAACTTCGCTCATTAAATAATAAGCACCAGCAAGGGAGAGATTGTTAGCTAAGAACTGAGCTCGCAAAGAGCGCAAGTCATTAGCGACCGCTTCAGGCGTATTACCAGTCGAAGTGATTGGGGTCACACCATTTAAAAGACCTGCTGGTTTTTTAGTAGTTCCTGCACTGGAGCTAAGAAATTCAGCATCAGTAAATTGCGCAGATGATGCAATTAAGTCATCACGAATCAATACATCTACTGCTGGATCACTACCCTCAAGAAGCTCAAGGGTATAAACCACAATTGCAGCAACTTTATGCTTGCCAACTTTGACATCTGCATATGTTGGATTGGTTAAAGGCTTGGCTTCGCCCTCACCGACCCAAGCTGTCATAGATCCAGTTGCTTGAGCTGGAATTTCAATATTGAATGGAACTTTTCGGAATTGAAGCTTATCAAGCACTGTATTTGCTCGCAGTAACTCAATGTATTCACCAACTAGACGGTTAGTTTGAACCAATGGTGAAGCAAAACCCGCATCTGTTGTGGTGCCAAGAGTAGCTTTTTCGATTAAAGCAATTACTTCTGGTGGTTCACCCAAGCTTTTAGCAACTTCAACTGCTGATTTATAGTTGCCTTTTTTAGCTTCAATTGAGGCAATCATTCGGCACTTAACGAATTTTGCAAACCCGACACCTTTTTCGATATTGGATTCCACTTCAATTCGTGGAGCAGGGTTACCACCTCCAGCGGTATCGGCAGCCTCTTCTGGAGTTGTACCAGCTACAGGCGTTCCATTTTCCCCAGCTTCTTCGGCTTGTTTGATCATGTCTTTTACACGATCAATATTTTTTTGAATTGTGGCAATTTCTGCATCGATGGTGGTAATTTGCTCTTCTTCATCATCATTGGGTGTACGCTGATCATCCAATGCCTTAGTAACAACACCTTGCTTTTCTGCCTGTTTTTTAGCTAACGCATCAAGCAATTGTTTTAAATATTTATTCATAAAGATACTCCACCCTTTGTTGGGCTACCAAGTTTTACGGTTATGTGTTTTTGCTCAGATGAAACGCCACCTGAAACGTCTTGAGGTAAATTGCCCAACGCGGCCTTATGTTCCTCAAATGATTTTGAATACTCTGCTATTGCATCTTTGTTGCATGGGATGGTTACTAGGCTTGTCTCGTACCATTGCCATTTATTGAACTTGAACCCACCACCTTCGAGCTGCTCAACATCATTCCAGTCAGCTAAAAATCCAATTGAAAGGCCCTTAATAAGGTTGTATTTGAAACTTTGATAAGCCTCTTCAACCCGTTCTTTTAAACGGCCTTCCTCTTTAATTTCTGGAAAGGTGAATTCAATTTCGATCTGGTTTTTGCCAATTTCGGCATAACTGATAATTCCAACAGGAGCAGTTGCCTCATGATGAAAAAGGAAAGGCATTGGCAAATCATAAGAGGCACCTTCTGGCACCATGATGTCTTTAGCTCGGTCTGGGTCAGACGTGGTTGCTACACCACGAAATGTTCGCTTTTCTTCATTGATGCTCTTAATTTCAAAAGAGCTAAATGATTTCTGTAGAGCAGGCATTGAACTCTCCCTGAAAATGAAAAAGCCCGCATATAGCGGGCTTAAAGTTAAAAAATATTTAGAAAAAATAGACGTTGTATTCTTTGTTTGGTAACTCTGGATTCATTGACATCAATGCCACTGCATTGAATGTTGCAATTAATGGGTCAATTTTACCCTTACCAGATTCTTGCTTGCGGATCGTCAAAGCATTACCTTGATAAACTCCTTTTGCATTACCAACACACCAATTCATCATGCGTTGACCTGCATGTTTAAACTTACCTTCGGCAACTTTTCGTTCTGTCGTTTGTACATAACCCGACAATTGATAACCTTGTGGTACACCAATTAATAACTCAAAAGGAATTTGCGCCAATAGACCATCTTGCAATGAAGGCATACCCAGCTTATCCAAACCGATTGCAGCTTTTTCAGGGAATTTTCCAGCCTCATAAATACGCTTACATATTTGAGCTGCTTGGCTAACATCATCACCAACATTTTTAACGATTACCAAATCGCCATCCTTCTCAAAATCCCCATAAGCTGGCGCATTTTCTTTCCGACGATCTAAAGCAATAGGATGGACCCAAGCACGGTTCCAGCAGTACCACAGTGAACGATCATTTTTATCTCGACCAATGATCGACATGCCAAACATGTCATCAAGTCCACCACCATCAAAACCAACCGTACAAAGCTCACTCAAATCAAGAATTGACTCTAAGAAAAGCTTGTCCTTATAGGCTGATAGCAGCCAGAAATCAGCACCCGCCCAACTATCAGCACGTTTATTCATGCCAATTTCGACATTCAAATATTTAGCTAAAAATAATTGGATTGAATCTGCACCACTTTCTCTTGCTTGCTCATACTTATTCAATAAATAACGAATATGTGTAGAGCGTCCAAGATTTGGATTTGTCACATAAAAATAATCAGGGTCTAAATATTTTTCCTCATCAAGCAATTCTTGTGGGAACTCATACAAAACTGGTAAGAATGAAGGGTTTTCAATCTCACCATCTCTGACCTTGCGTGCATAATCTAATTTCTTTTTAAAAATCCCTGCTGGTGGTTTATCAGACTGAGTTGATAACCAAATTAAAAACCCTTCAGGGAATGAAGCCATACCACCAGTAGCCTCTTCAAGCATTGACTCCGCATTTGCGCGTTCACCAAAAACCCAAAGCTCATCCACTAAAATAAATGCACCTTTGGCACCAGCACTTGAACCAGTTTCTGCAGCAACTACAGTCAAAACTGCCTTGGTAGTCCGATGGGTAATAGTTCGTGTGTGTTCAGCAACATGAAATAAAGCATTTAACTCGGGATCATTCCGAATCATGTTTTTCATTGGAGTAAACGAGTTATCAGCTACCTTTTTGGTAGGTGCAATGATGATAAACTCTGCTGCCTCACGGCTATTCAAAATAATAGCTGTGAGCATAATCCCAGCAGCCATGGTCGATTTGGTATTTTTCTTACTAATGAGCAGGAAAAATTCATTAATTAACCGTTGATTACTTTGATAATCATATGCACCAAAGATAGTTCCAACGAAATCAAAAACCCATTGAGCCGTAATTTCGCCAATCGTAGGTTTTCCAGAAACATCGACAACGATTAATTCTTTAAAAACACGCAAAGCGATATCAGCTTCGTCTGGAAATAAAGGCTCACAGGCAATTAAAGATTCTTTTGCTAAAATCTTCTTTTCCCAATCAGGGCAAGCTGTACTCCAGATCGGTGCAAAGGAAGACATAAAAAATACCTATAAAAAAACCGCCCGAAGGCGGCATACAAATATAAATTGTCTGGCAGGATGCGAACCCTACATGAATGGCCGAGATAAGCCGATGTTTAATGGTACATTCGAAAACCTTGCTACGCATCCCCATTCTGGTTCAGGACATTGCTTTCTCTCTCACCGTATCGCCTACGGATTCAGACAAAAACTGAGTAAAAACTTTTATAAAAGTGGCTTAATTGTTGAGTTTGGATGCCATCCAACATAAAGCCATCTATTTTGTTTAGGCACCCATTCGTACACATGCCCATCTTTATCCATCTTAAAGAACAAGGGGCCAGAAAAATGAGTTGCATCAAGAGGTGTCCCAGTCATCAAATCTAACAACGTTATTCCCGTCAGATTCTTATCTGCTACTTCATTCCAATATCTTTGTATGCACCATTTCCCAGTTTCCCAACAATAAACATCATCTGGTAGCTTTGTTTTAATGGCATCCTTTAATTTATTTATTCCACCAAATTTACTTATTATTTCTGTTTGATACATCTTGCACCTCTGCAAAAACCTGAAGTAAGTTGCGGAAAGTATTCAGGTAAAATACCTTTCAGGAGCGACCCTATCCGCAATTTTGATAATACCACCAACTTTAAGTTGACGGTAAAAACTAACTGACTCTTTGCTGCTGTTTACGTTGTTCATCTGCTGTAGCAAATTTACTTTTTCTAGCTACTTCTTCAGCTTCATTATCACGAACCTTCTTAACACCATCTTCACCCACTTTACCAAATTCATAAGGCAAAGCAGCTTTTGCTGCCTCAATCCGTATCTTTCTGTCAATACGTGGATTTTTGTAAATTGTTTTCAAAAACTCTAAGGAATTTGATACATTCTCCATCGCTAAAAACTCAGCTTGAATAGCTGCCTCACCTAAAGGTGTAGCGTCCAGCCCCCCGCCCCCCTGAGAATTTAAGCTCGCCAGATATGCAACTACATCGGGATCATTCTCTAATTGACAGCCTTTAGCAGCTGCCGAGCGTTCTGAATAGCCAGCCAACACGGCAGCTTCTTCTTTTTTCTTACCCTGAAATCTTGCATGGGCAAATGCTTTCTTTCGTTGAGTCAAAGCCATTTTTACCTCCTAAGTGCAAAATATTGGCAAGTTTTATCGAAATTTATCTATTTTCTAAAAAAGTTTATTTACTTCTTTGAAAATAGGAAAATTTTCTACAAATGAGAAAGGGGGGCGGTGTCCGCGGAGACCCAAAAAATAATTTTTGGATACCCCCCGCCATGCAAATAATGCACCACAAAGGTGCATTATTTTCGAACTATTTTTGATGTTCCACGAATTATCGCTTTATTAATCCTTTCTCTTAACTGATCATCAGCAGGTAATGTTGAATCGGTTTTATCAATATCTCTTACCGTAACAGTTAATGTGGAAGACTTAACCCGAGTAGCTTTTGGAGGATCAAGAATCTTTTCATCTCTAGGAACCATGAAAGTACCTTCAGTCGGGATATCACGGATATCACTATGAAATACTCCACAACATTTAGAACGCTGTTGCTCATCCGTTAATGTCTCAATTGAATACTTTGAGTCAAGAACAACCACTTGTTTGCTTACTTTGCTGAAATGTTTTTTGATAAATGCGATTTCAGCACGGGCTTGCTCTGAACTGTAGAACTTTGAATAATCAACACGCACCAACACAAGCGATACATCTTGAGGAACCAAAGTAAACTCAAGACTTAGTTTGTATTCCAAGTCTTTAACCTTTTGACTTTGCTCGTTATAAGCTTGGCCCTGCTGGATCAGCAGCTTATCTTTAGCATTAACTTTTGCTTGCTGGTAAAGCCAAGAAGTCCAAGCTATGTTAACAAGGGATGCAGCAATTCTTGACTCTTCATCACTTCCCTTTGCAACATATGAACTCATCTGATTTGAATAGGACACATATGCAAGCAAGTGCCGGACTGGAGCAAACTCTAATTCAAACTGCTGACGTACTAATTCATCCTGTTTAACAGCTATATTCATCGCATACCTGCCTTGCTTTCAGCTAATGATTTCTTGTCATGGCATGGCTTGCATAAAGACTGGAGGTTATCCAAGTCATCGGAACCGCCTTGAGCAGTATTCACGATATGGTCACACTCAAGTTCCATGGTTATGCAACCACAGTGACAGCAAGTCCAGTCATCACGCTCATGCACTTGCTGTTTAATTCGACGCCAAGAACGACCACCACGACCCTTGCCATAATTCTTTTCAGGCTTTGGTAAGGTCGCATGATTGCTTTTAAGCGTTGGTAAATTTGATGAACCAAGTTTAGGTAGTCTCATTTTTAATTCTTCCTATAGTCCAGCTCTTACCAACAACTTCATAATTACCATTCCAATACCGATTCCAATGAATACACCCCAATAGAAGCCTCCTGTCCATTTATCAGCAACGCTTGGTTCATCTGGATATGAAATTTGAATTAGGGGTGGTGGAACATATACTGGTAGACAATGGCATGGCTGATAGCCGCTTCCATTCTCTCCATTGAAGTGCTTGCAAGCTTTACATTCACCACAAGGTTTAAAATTACACATAATCTTTGTCCCGAATACTACGCTTACCTGCCTCTACTTCATCAAGATCGGCTAAGCGAAGCTGCCCGATAACTTGAACGCGTGGATGATGTTCACCATTCCACAGCACTTTGAAACATGATCCTGTTTGAACAACAACACCAACCTCATCAAATCCATTCTTGATGTCATCGTGGTATACAACTGGATCACCCAGCAATATCACTTCTTCTGACATTTCAATCCTCGACTAAATACAAATCGGCCTTGCTCGAAATAGGTTCCAGCACAACCAAGGGACAATCAGCAATCTTGCGTTCATAACAACTTTCGCAAAGAGTCAACCAGTTATTACGGTCCCAGAACAAAACCCGATCTGTTTTCGGGTCTGTTATGTGAGCTACCTTGTCGGCTACTGATACAAAGCCGCGACGGGCGCAATCACTGCAACATTCATTCATTGAGATAAAGTCAGCAGTAGCACCACGCCAAGTCTTTTCTTTGCTGCCCTTCTTGCTGGCACGATCCAGAACCTTTTCAGCTTTAGCTGCCATAGCCTCTTGCTGTCTCCAGTGTTCTTCTCGGTCTTTTCGGCCCATAAATAATCCTCAAAAAAAGAGGGCTGTATGCTTTCCGAAACATACAGCCCTTTGAAATGAGGCCGTGGCCTCCAAGGAATTAACTTTAAAACTTACAATTATTCATTATGGTGAAATGTAGATCAAAACTGGCTCACCCGTCAAGTGATTTAATCACTATTTTAGTGATTTTTTAAAGCTCCCTCAATTTTCTGTACCGCCTTACCTATTTCATTCTCTAAAAGTTCTTTATAGAAGTCCGCTAATTCGTTCAAATAACGTTGCACTTGCATACGACTAACGCCAGCTAATACCGCTCTGTTTCTCTCACTTGGCTTGTAAGTAGCTGGAACCTTGCATAACTCAAGCAATGCAATTAACAATGCTTTCTCGCGCTTTTCCTCAAAAATAATTTGTTCACCTTTATGAATTAAATTAAATATTGGATGAATTAATTCCAAAATTTCAGAATCTTCATAAGCATTGAGTGCATACATGCCGAAAAGAATTGTCTGAACCTTGGTCAGTTTTGCATAACTAATCGCCAGAATCACATCCTGAGCTGTATACATTGGCTTAGTATTATCAACTCTAATTGCTTCATAATTAACAGTTTTTGGGTTTAACAACCGTATTAAATTTTCCATGCAAATCACCACTTATAATTATCAGTGTGTACCATGTGTACAATCTGTTTATGATTTTTGGAAAAGGTAAACACTGGAAAGCCTTTATATATATAGCTTTCACTTAAATGTGTACCATGTGTACCATTTATATAAAGTTCTCTTACGTGAGAATGCTTTTTGAGTGATGGCTTAAGTAGTGTTTTGAAATTTGTTAAAACAATACTGATATTACTTTTACGTATACGCGCGTGCGCGCAAATGGTACACATGGTACACATAGGCTTAAAAGCATTGATATATAAGGCTTGCGGACATGTACCATTGCTTGAGATGGTACACATAAAGGTACACATGGTACACATGGTACACATAAGGCCTTGATTTTTATATTTATAGAGGCATTGGAACATTATCACCACCATCGAACGCCTTGTCAAATTTATCTATCTGTTCACCCAACCAGTCCTGCAATGGCGCATCTTCAGGAGGCACACCAACAATAATCACTTTAGTTTGTCCCCTCATGCCTTTAGGTCTACGCCAATGCTTTTGATCGGGAGTTGAAACAATTCCATATTTCTTTGCCTCACCCATAAAGCGCTTTTGGCTCACAACGTGTTCATTTGTCCTTTTTGACCACTTCTGGTATGCATCATAGAGCTGCATAGACGTACAGCTCACATACGGATAATCCGTTTCACCTTTTATCCACTGAGTGACAAAGGTGTCATATCCCGCTTTCGTATATTCAATAATGTCCCGTTTTGCTTCTGTCATTGGTGGCTTGGTATGAGCATCAAAGCCAGTTAAATCGACTTGCAGCAAAGCTGTGTAAAAGGCTTGAATAACTTCTTTTGAATCGAGATCTCGTGCAACTCTCTCCAATAAATCAGCTGGTAAGGTTGATTTCGGGTACAAGACTAAAAAACGACGATCATTTTCTTCAATCGGTAGCGGTTGAGTATGATTGGATAAAAATACACAATTCATATGGTTTGCTTGGCGCATTGATGCCAAGAATTTTTGATGAATTGATAGCGTGCTACCAGTAATTAAGTGCTTAATAAAACCCATCATGCCGTGCTTGGTTTTGTTATTTGATATTTCTTCAAATAACAAATACAAGACCTGTTCGGCCCAATCGTTGTATTGGCTCTCTAAATCACGCTGATCTAAAGTTTTATGGTAAATGGTGTAAATTTTCTCCATGACAGCGCCAAAAAATAATGATTTACCCGCTCCATGAATATTTCCGTGCATTAAAACTGAAGTTGCCATTTTTGCCCCTTTGTTTTGTAAAGGGTACGCCAACCATCTTAACAACCACCCAAAGGCAGCCTTTTCTTCACCACAAAGATGACGCAGTAAATCTATAAAACTTTTGGACTTATCATAAGCAGTCTTGAGCGGTAATAATTGATCTGCCGAGTCTGGATCGACTAAAGCTGTAACTTCCAAGCCAGTAAAAATATTAATTTGATGCTCTTTAGTAGAATTGGTCGGATCAAAAACTAAATCAACATGACGAATCATTCGACGGTGAGGTGATTTGGCCCAAATCTCATATTGATTTGGATACGCCTCTTTAATCGCAATATTTTTAATACGCTCTCGGTTAATGGTATCCCATGACTCCAGTGTACCTTCAAGATGAACAAATCGACCAAGCAGATCAGTAGCATCACTGGCATTTTGATCATCAATTTGTCTTTTCAAAGCATCAGCATCAATCATTTTTCTTTTGGGGTGAGCTTGCCAGCGATTCGCAACAGACTTACCAACCATTTTTGTAAAGGCTAAAGACTTGATGACCTTCTTTTTGTAGTCATCCCAAATATCTGTTTTACCTTCCACAAGCATAAATCGACCTAGACACTTTTCTAGCGAGAATTCAGGTCGTTCAAATTCAATAATTTCCCCCTTATTCTTGCTAGTAGGCACATCAATACTATGCTTCTCATTCATTGGTGGTGCAAAATCAAGTACAAAATCATCTTTAAAATCAATGGCTTGTTTTTCAAATTCTGCACCATTTTGGCATATCACCCCCAAATCTTGGCTTGCCTGCGCGGGAGGGGTGCGGGGAGAAGATGGAGTAATGGCCGAAGAATTAATTTTCTCTTCGATCTGCCTCCGCACTTCACTTAACCCCACTAACACATGTAGGTCATTAAAATCGGATGGATAAGAAGATGATGCTTGCGGCTGCCCCTCATTACCGTCATGACCCATTTTGCTGTTAACTGTACTAAAGTCAGGTAAAATCACCAGCCCGCCTGTGGCAGCCACAGCTTTATTCGCAGCTTTTAAGCCTGCATCTGGAGGTTCACTGTGACTGTCATCATCTGCACAATAAACAATTTGAGCCTCTGGATACTTAGATCGGATTGCTATTCCTACCTTGTCCACGTTACTTGACTGGAATGAAACAATAGTTGTGTATCCTGTCGCCTCATATATGCTTGCAGCCGTCGCGTAACCCTCGGCAATACAAATAACCTGTTTAGGTTCAACTATTTGACCTAACATATAAAAACAGTGGTTAATTCGACCTCCATTCAAATATGGTTTAAAGCCATCAGGATGAATTGTTTGCAGGTTCCAGATTTTACCGTTTATATCAAAAAGTGGAACAATCAAATGACCGTTCCCATTGATACGGCATCCAAAATTTTTGACCTGTTTGCGTTCCAAATAAGGACAATCACGGTCAAAACTACGCCACTTTGATTCACGTTCCGCACGCTTTGCAGCAGTCTCATTAGCTTTAATCTCCTCTTGTTCAGCCTTCAAACGATCTGCTTCTGCTTTTTCTTTCCAGCGTTGTTTATCGGCTTCAGTTATTTTAGTATCACCAGATAACCCCAATATCGCTCCAACTTCCTGTAGCACGGCTGAATAGTCCATATTTCTAGACTTTTCAATAAGAGCAAAACCATCTCCCGCATTACACTGGTTGCAGATCCATGTCCCCTTCCCTTGTTTATCATCACATCTAAAACGGTCTTTACCTCCGCAAATCGGACAAGGTCCATGTTGGTTTTTCTTCGCTGGAACTTGTATGGCAAATGCTGGGAAAATTAAATCTTTCCAACGGCCTTCGGCTGCTTCACGAACTTGATCAAACCTTAGAGCCATGATTATTCCCCTCTAAAGCCGTCTGAGATTTCTTGTAGTTGAGATTTGCGCGTGGATATCTCCTCTTTTCGCACTTCCCATTCATCGTAATCAATGAACTCTTCAATCTTTGAAGAAACCAAATTATTTAAAAATTCAGGGCTTAAAGCATCAAGCTCCCAACTAGAGGTTCCAAATTTTTTCCTATATGCATCAAATCGAGAATCAGAATCTTTTGCAGGGTTTTTAGGTGGCTTCAGCTCTTCAATTTGATCAAAATTTAAAGCTATTCTTTCAATTGCAATATGGTGTGAGCCACCAGCAAGCAAATTAATACGTTCAGATAAATCACGTGTCATATCCAAGCCCGATGGGTCATGATCACCTAAATGAATGATGGTGTGACTTTTCCAATGAGGCTTGCGAGTAATATGATTCTTGGCAAAGTCGTACAAAACCGAACTAGACGGATAACCACGTGCCGCCAACAATGGGACATCATATTCTTTACAAGTACGCTCCAGCACACCTACCAAAGCTTCCTTTTCAACAATCACATAAACTTGATTAGATTGGTCTTGCCACATATTCATATGAAAACTACTTACACATGCGTCAAGAATGCTTGAGACAGAATGCCAACTTGAGCGAACTATAAAATCACGTGTTCTATCCTCGATAGCATCCCAATCAATTAACCCAGCAAGTTTTGCATCATTAATCATTGCAGCTACGCGCTTGTACGAATTCAAATCATTTGAAATAACATCACGAGCCACTAATTGGTAATACAGCTGACGCACCGTTAATACATAACCCTGTCTTTGATATGAACCAATTAAATCATTCATGAAATGGATTAATTCTAAAGAGCTACGACGAAACTCTTTCGGTATAAAACAAACTTTACTCATCTTCATTCTCCCGAAAGGCTTCAACCATTGCGTACAAATTCACTGCAACTCGAATTAGATTTAAAACGTCTTTTTGGATAACAGCAGCTTCATCCTTTGTAATAACTTTATCGGCTATTGCCTGTGCTACAGATTGGGAAAGATCACCCTGTTCGCGAGCAAGCATTCCAATGGCTGCCATAAAATTTGCATCTAACAGCAAAGTAGTCCTGGGAAGCTCAAACCAAGCGGCATTCCCGTGAATAGCACAAACACTATCCATAATTCGCTCATCCTTCGTTTCAGAAAGAATTGCTTCAAAGTGATGAATATTTGCCTTATGTGTTGTGGTTGTTGGATTAATAGAACTTCGAAAAGTATTGATATTAAATCCGTTATTTTCTGCAATTTGAGCCATTAAACACTCATTGCTATTTGAAACAGCAGCCTTTATTGCCTGCTCAAGAGTAAGTACAGCACGTTCACGACGTTCATTAAGCGTTAATAGCATGTTCAAATCCTCCCGAAACAATCATGTTTTTAGGGCATGGACCTAGATAAGATGCGTCCAGTTCATAAAGCCACGCAATAAATTGGATTTTGTTAAATGCACCATTTGATGCATTAACCAAAGTTTCGATCATCTCAATACGAGGAACGCGAGTTTTATGGATTAAATGTCGCTTTAAATACAAAACTGTTGTCCCTGCGCGCTCAGCATATGCTTCCAGCTCATCAGGGCTTTGATCAGAGATGAATTTATGAAAGGAAAAATCAAGTTTAGACATATTTAATCACCATAATGGTCACTTTTATGGTGAGAATATTGATTTTTTTGATTGATTTGTCAATACAAAAATCAATTTATTTTGATTTTTTGTTGATTTTGTATCTTAGAGTTTTGATTGATAATCACCGTCCAAGCATTTAAATGCAACGCTTTTACTGTAGCGACTCACAGTGTTGAAAGAAGTTGGGAAACTATGCAAATTTTATCCGATGTATATCAGACCCGAAGAAGAAACCTTTTGCTGCTTATTAAATACTCTTCAAGCAGAGGAGATTTCGCTGACCTAATTGGCAGCGGTTATAATAATTTAAATCAGTATCTTAGCCAAAAAAACCCAAAACAAATTGGCAGTAAATTTGCAGAAAAAGTTACGTCTGCATTAAAACTTCCATATGGTTGGCTAGATAGCCCGCAAGATGAAAGTACAATAAAAGTTATTATGAAATCACTTAGTACGACAGGAAATGACGTACCACATCAACAAAATCAAAAAATTGATGATCAAGGAACTAGCTTAAATCAAAATAATCCGCTTAAAATGATCCCACTTATGAATATCTTGAAAATATCAAAGGGGGAAAATTTGGAAGTAACGGAAAATATTGATGAAACTAAAAATGTATATGCACCACCAGGAATTGTGAATCCAATTGCATATTTAATTAAAGGGACTGGATATTCAAAGCCTTACCGAAACGGTTACACAATAGTTTGTGAATTTTCTGGAGAAGCATCATCTGGTGCTGAAACACTTATATTCACCAAAGACGAAAAGATTTTCGCAGGTGAATTTTTATATGAGCAAGATATTTTAATTGCAATTGATTCTATTGATGGCGAAAAAATCAATATACTCAAAGAAAACATTGCAAGAATTTCACCAATTAAGGCATTTTTAGCCCCAGACTTATAGTTAAAAAAATCACCAAAAAGTGGCTTAGGCCACTTTTTTTATGTCTTTTTATTACTTTTTTGATCTTTTTACAAAAATAAAATCACCATTTAGATGATTAAAACATATTTTTTATGTTGACAATTCTAATTTTGGTGATTAATAATTCAATCACCAAAGTGACCATTATGGTGATTAAATTGATTAAAGAACAAAATCAACAAAATCCTGTTGATCAAATCAACGAAGCTATTGAACTCATTAGCAATGCCTTAACAGGTAAACAGCTTGAAGAAGCTCGCAACACTGCTACAGCATTTATTGATGCAGCTTACGAAAGTGAAGACATCAATTTAAGTCAAAAACACCAGCTACTTAAAAAAGTACGTACTGCTTACCGTATTCAATATATAGGGGCAGCACGATGAAAGTATCTCAAGTCGCTGTTTTCAACATTGCCCTATTTCTTGCATTTTCTGCCGGCACATTTCTGAGCCTGAAATATCGCACAACCACTTTAAACCCTGTAAGTGAATCTATGGCTTACCAAGCACTATTCCAAAATAACAACTCGGGAGAAAAATAATGGATATTCAACAATTAAAAGCTGTAGAAGTAGTTCGCAATCAATACGGTTTCTGGAATCATCCAGAATGGGAAAATTACTTCAAAACACACTTTAATCAGAGTGAACACCTTTCCGATGAAGAAATTACGCGTTTGCATGTTCACTTTAACGTTACAACTGACCGTGTTTATTTTGAATCAGATGCTCCTGAAGAATTAACTTTTCGTTATTACGAAAATGAAGACCAATCAGCAATTATAGATTGGAATCCATCTACGCCAGATCATGATCGTGATTGGTTTTTAGTTTCACTTTTTGAAAATAGTAACGGGGATATCGTTGCTTTATGGGCCAAACAATACAACACCTTTTTGTCAATTGAACGCCCTATTTTTGAGGAAAAATTTGTTAAAAACGGTGGTGATCTTAGTTTTTTAAAATGGGATGAATGCACGGACGGCAACGGTTCATATCAAACTGATTGGGATGCGTTTGGTCATAACAATGATTCTGAAGATGATGAAGCGATCATGGAACATGCTGAACATGTTACCTCTTGCCTTATGTCATGGCTTGAATGTGCCAAGTTAAAAAAAGCTGAAATTGATGCTCTCAAAGCTGAGTTAGCAAAGGCTCAGGAGGTGATTCTATGATTCTCCAAAACCAAAAAACTAAGAAAGAAATTGATTTTTATAAAAAAAGAATTCAAGCCGAAGTTGTTGAATTGGCAAAGGAAGCTTATTTGTTAAATACAGATAATTTCCAAATTAGCTTTGACCTTTCTGGGCACACCAATGGAATTTTTGTTGGTGTTTACATTGGCGGAGCCGAGGAAAATTGCCTGAACTTAACTACCGTTTACCGAGGCTATACCCAACCTTTTAGATCACGACTTAATAGCAAAGATGACTGGAAAAATATTGCTAAAGAGCTGATCGAAGCTAAAAACAAACTTCAGGCACTAAAGGAAGCCCACTTTACTGAGCAAAATACTACGGGGGTTGTATGAAAGAATTCTTATCAGGTTCCATAATCCTTGCAGTCTTACTAGCTGCTTATTTCATTGTTAACCGTTTGGAGGGTCTTTAAATGCTTATTTGCCCTTTAAATTCTTTTTTAAAGAAAAGTCTCAATGATCAGGTTGAAGCTTGGCTAGCCCAAGGCAATGAAATAAAAAAACTTGCCCATGGCGAAAGTGGTCATGACTGGACTTTCAACAATCAACCTATCAGCGCTCAATCTAAATTGCGCGAAATGATGACTAAGTCCATCAAAAACCACAAAGCTAAAAAGGCCGAGAAATCAGGAAATAAACAAGCTACCAAAGCCGATATAAATGCACTTATTAAGTGGCTAGACCAGAACAAAGGTCGTGGCCTAGCACTCACACAAGAATTGAAATGCTCTAATTCTTTTATTTCTCAAATTAAAAACTTCACTCGTCCTTGTTCTGCCGAGAACTATAAAAAGATCAAGGAAGCCATGAAGGTTGTAGAACAGGATGAAAAACAATGAATAGATTAATGCTTGATTTTGAAACGCTTGATATTGCTGATTGTCCTGTAATTTTAAGCATTGGCGCAGTTGTATTTAATGAACATGAAATTGTGGATTGCATCAGTGAAAAGATTGATCAGAAATCATGCCTAGACCTTGGTTGCACTACCAGCCAAGACACAATTGAATGGTGGGAAAAACAAAGTGAGACCGCAAAACTAGCCGCTTTTGGTGGAACCACGAATATCGGCTATGCAATGGGTATGCTTGTGGACCTTTATAAAAGCCATGGTTGTCAGGAAATTTGGAGTAAAGGTTCATTAAATGACATTCTTTGGGCCAACAACATTCTTGAGAAATGCGGTCTAGTTAAACCTTGGAAATTCTCTCGAGAGATGTGTTTTAGAACTTTCTTAAAATACTCTCCGAAAGTTGAATTCACCCCCGAAGGCGAATTACATAACGCACTTGATGATGCATTTAATCAAGCTAAGCATTGGATAGTTATTAATAGGTTTAAAAATCTAACTTCTGTGGGAACCGACTGCAACACCCTTGGCTATTCCGACGCAACTTTATCAGTTCAATTCGATGAAAATGGAAAAATGCTTTTTGTCTCTATGGAGGATAAAGCATGACCTATAAACCGTTAAACGAAACTGAAGTTTTAGCAGTACTAGCTGAAGGCGAATTAGATGCCAGCGATTTGCTTTACACAGCTAACCCAAACTTTGAAAAGAAATTTGAAAAGTTAACAAATGGGCTAGAAACACTAATGAAAGATGTCCGTAAATACTTTCCCGATGCAGAGTATTACAGTGCCAATGATGGAATCTGTTTACTTCTTGGTCGCTCCCATGGCGATAGTGGCGAACCACAACAAGAACTCGAAGCTGCTGACGGTGGTTTAGTTGGCATGTTAAGCGGAGGTGATTGGTAATGGCGACATATATCGAAAAGCTACAAGATCCCAAAACCGTTCAAAAGCTGGAGTCATTAATTGGCGGGCACATCATGAGCGTGTACAGAAATGCAGGATTTAATCCGCCAGTACCTGTTTCACATGGTGGACGTTTTATCTATGCCGATCCAGCTCCAGAAAAATACGCAAGGCATTTACGCGAAGGAATGAAATTGTTTGCTCAAGCTTTGGATGAATTAAATATTACTCAATCTTCTGGAGAGAAAGCCAATGAATGAAATTGTTGAGGCTCTTATTCAACTTGGTCTTATTCCCCTAGATTGGGTTGATGCCAGTCAGTTCTCAAAACTGATAGGAATTGAAGAGCAAAAACTTACTCACAGACGTAAAAAATGGCCCGAAGATTTAGTTTGGGCAAAGCAAGACGGCAATATATATTATTCAATCAAAGGTTATAACCAATGGCTGACAGAACAAGCTCAAAATCGTTACCGCAGGGCGTGCGGATCAGAAAAGGCGCAGTGCAAATCTATTTCGAGCGAAACAAACAAGCCTACAACATCACGTTACCACACCCCCCGAGTGCAGAAGGCATCACGGCAGCCGCTAAAATTAGAGATCAACTAATTACTAAAGCTGAATGGGGAATCTTAACTGATAATGATATTGCTGAAGCAAAGGGACTTCAAACCGACGATAACACAGTTATCGTCGGGGAAGGCATACTATTTCAGAATGCAGCTCAGCAATATTTGAAATTATGTGAAAGCAACCTAGACACCAAAAAGGGCTATAAAAATATTCTGGAGCATCATTGGATGCCAGATTTAGCCCTTGTTCCAATTCATCAAATCACATCTGAAGTTATTAAAGAACTTATTATTGATCGTGATTTCAAGACAGCAAAAACCCTTAACAACTGTCTTATCCCTTTACGCGGTGTTTTTGAATATGCAGTAGAAAATAAATATATTGAGAAAAATCCGCTTGAAGCAATTAAAAATAAAAAAATTCAGGTAGATATTCCTGATCCATTTAATCGAACAGAAATGAATGCGTTACTCGAATATCTTGATAAAAATATGGTTGAAGAAGAGGAATTTTATCATTGGTATTATGAGCTTGCCTTTTGGACTGGATGCCGACCATCAGAACTGATTGCCCTGCATGAATCTGATATTGACCTTTTCAATGATACTTTCCGTGTCACAAAAAGCCGTGTACGCGGTATTGAAAAGAATGTGACTAAAACTCGCGTAGCACGTGAAGTTTATTTAAATGAAAGATCAAAGAAAGCAATTGAAGAACTTTTAAAATTCAAAAGAAAAAATAGCTTTAAGGGTAAGCATCTTTTAATTTGCCCTGAAACTGGTGAGCCATTCTTTAATGAAAAGCCGCCTAGGAATCGTTTAGTTGAAGCAATGAAAGCTTGTGGCATTAGACATCGTCCAGCGTATAACGCGAGACACACGTACGCGACTATGCTTTTAATGGATGGCGTAAATCCTGTGTTTGTAGCTGATCAGCTTGGTCACAGCCTTCAGATTCTCATGAAACGCTATGCTAAGTGGATTCATGGCGATAAGAACAAACTAGAAATAGCAAAACTTAAGACAGACTAAAGCCTGTCAAAATCCTGTCAATAAAAAAGCCACTTATCATAAGTGGCTTATTTATATAGAGAATTTTGGTGGAGATGGCGGGAGTTGAACCCGCGTCCGCCAGCATTACGCTCGAGAATACTACATGCTTAGATATCGTCTATTGTTTTAACACCAAGTGACCCGACGAACAGGGTACAAGTTGCGATCCTCTAAGTTTGGTAT